TCCACTTGCGGCGCTGCGCGTCGGTGAGGGTGGCGACAGCGAGGCCGGACTTGGCGGCGGTGATGTTGGACATGGTTACCTCCGTGGGTAAGGGTCAGTTGGGCTCGTGCACGTTGTCGCTCGGGTCGAGCACCTCGATCTCGGTCTGGTCGTAGAAGCAGTCCTCGCTGCGAGCGATGACCTGCGGCTGCTTGCCGGGGGACAGCAACATGGCCGACGACAGCATGTCCCGGGCATACTGCTTGACGATCTGGTTCATCGCCTCGTGGTTCTCGTCGGGGGCGTCGAGCTTGAGCTCGATGATGTAGGTGTTGAGCGGCATGTTACCTCCAAAGGTTAGCCGTAGATGAGCGCCCACAGGGCGTCCCACTCTTGTTCAGTCATGCGGAAGTATGAGCCAAGGAAGGCAGGGCGCTCGCTACCGGAGGCATAGAATCCGGACTTGGCTTTCTTGATCCACGCCTTGTAGATATAAGGGTTCTCGTAGGAAGGGATCGCCAGTGCCTCGAGTGCAGCGGCGAACGCTTCGTTCTTCTCGATGCTTGCCATGGTGTGATGGTGGGCCGTGAGGCCCACCGTTACCCGCTGCGGTTACTTGAGCAGGGCCATCGTCGCCATGATGGCGCTGTTGGTCTTGGACCAGTTGAGGATCGCAGGCGAGGCAGCGAACATCGGCACGCGGGTGACCAGCGACTTGGCGAAGGTGATGGAGAAGTCGGCGGGCAAACGCTGGACATAGGTGACGATGGGGTCGAGCGTCTGCTGCGTGGCGAGCGCGGCCAGCTTGTAGCAGGTGAGCATCTGCGCGTCGGGCGCCGAGGGCAGCTTGGCAGCGGACGGGTTGCCGAGGATCGTCTCCAGCTTGGGCAGCTCAGCGTCGAGCCGGATGGAGGCGAACAACTGTGCGGCCGCAGCCTGACCGATCATGCCGGCAGCCGTCTCGACAGCGTCGGTGTCGGTCGGGATGTCACCGGTGTTACCGCCGAGGGTAACCAGCACACGGCCGAGGTTGACCAGCGAGCGCGGGGTGCAGAACGGACCCTGCTTGTCGGGCACGCCTTCGGGGAACACGATCTGCGGGTTGCTGGCGGCGAAGTGCACGATGGTGTGGTGCACGCCGTGCTTGAGCGCCCAGGTCTCCCACGACGCGAGGTCGGGGGTGATGTCGATCTCGATGCGACGGTTGATGAGGTGGTCGAGCTCTTTGGTCGAGCCCGAGCGGTCACCCTGCCGGTTGCCGGCCATCCACACGACCCAGCCGTCGGGCAGGACGTGCGGGCCGCAGCGACCGGACAGCGCCATCTCGCCGAGCACCTTCTTGACGTCCACGTCGGTCTTGTCGGCCTCGTCGACGAAGATGATGCCGCCGTCATACTCCTCGAGGCGGTTACCTTCCGAGGTACGCCACCAGAAGGGCTCGGTGTACTTGGACTCGATGCGGCCGTCGGGCTGCTTCTGCGGGACGAGATAGCCCACGGCGTCGGAGGGCGTGAGCAGCGGGCCGTTGATGAGCACGAAGCCGAGGCGCTTGCCCAGCTTGGACGCGATCTGCGGGACGACCGACTTGATGGTGGTCGTCTTGCCCATGCCCGGGCCGGAGCGCAGGTACACGCAGGCGCGGTTGTCGGGGTCGCCGAGGCCGGAGAGGTAGTAGGACGGCGCGAGGCGGGCGAAGGTGGTGAGGTTCATAGGACACTCCGTGGATGATGCGCTGATGAGTGCGCGTGATGCCCGTGGTGGGGGCGGTTACTTGGCGAGGTAACAGGCTCGCCAGAGTTCGAGGATCGCTGGCCGCAGGTGCAGCCAGTATTCGGGTGCTTGGAAGACGTAGGGCTCGACGCCGTCGCCGAGTTTGGCATAGGCGCCACGCCGCGCGAGGTCGAGCACTCCCGGTGTGATGTTTTCGCTGATATCCATGCGGTGCGGCGTCGGGTCGGGCAGAACGAGCGCCAGCAGCGTGGCGAACTGTTCGTGCGGCGTTACCTCCATGGGTTACCCGAAGATCAGCGTGCGGACAGAGATGAGCTCGTCCTTGGGGATGCCAGCCTCGGCGCACGACTCGACGGATGAGCGCACAACGACCTCGAGGATGACGGGCTTACTGTTGGCCAGGCGCAGGTCTTTGACCGCGCGGCCGATGGCGGGACGATGCGCGACGCCATGCTGGCGGGCGAGCCCACGGATGGAGTTGATCCACGCATCGAGCTTCGCCGCCACCTCGGGAGGCAGCGGGTCTGTCATGGTGTGATCCACAGACCGACGACCAGCAGGCCGAACAGCAGGATGACGCCGAGCACGTCACGGATGCGGATGATGGGCATGGTTACCTCTTGAGGTAGGAGGACAGCGTGATGGGCGGTCCGGGGTTGGGGTTGCGCGGGGGCACGATGTTGATGTGCTCGTAGCCCTGCCGGATGAGATCCTCCTTCACCTCGAGGGCACGCGCCTCGGTGGGGAAGAAGTTGATGTAGAGGTCGAACGGCTCCTTCTTGTCGGGGTGATACCCGCTCACCTCCCAGTGCGTGTCGTAGCGCGGGGTTGTCATGGTGTTACCTCTCGGGGTTAGCGGCGGCAGAAGCGGCGGGTCTCGTCGCGCAGCGCACGGTTCAGCAGGCGTGCCTCGTGGCGGTCGGCGAAGAGCAGGCGCCAGCGGAGGCGCAGGCGGTAGATCATGGTGTTACCTCTCGGGGTTAGAACGGTTCGACGACAGCGGGGGCGCAGCGCTCGGCCAGGCGCGAGGCGATGGCGGTCAGCGTGGTGTCGCGGATGCGTGTCGCCAGCGTGCGTGCGGGATTGTTCGGCGCGGGGGCCGCGACCCATTCCTTGTCGCGGATCTTCTTCACATGCCAGACGTGGCCACGGCCGTCGTATCCGACATACTCGCCAGTGCGGAACGCCGATGCCTCGATGTTGGGGTGGTTGCGATTCGCCATGGGGGTTACCTCCTCGGGTTACAGGGATGGGGTGGGCGGCAGTTGTCGCGGGATGCCAGCCCGGGTCTAATAAGGTCATGTCACCTCCTGATGGTGGCGTGCTTGATGAGAGCGCGCCTCGACGCTGCACCATCGGATCATGTGATGGTGCAAGGCAGAGGGGCGCAGCCAGCGAGGACCGTTCGGTTGTCGCTGGCTGCTATCTAGTCCGGCGTCGTTTGGGTCAGTGACGGCGCCGGCGCCAGATGGTGTGATGGTGTTACCGTTCGAGGTTACTTGGCGACCACGAAGCCCAGCTTGGCGGCCTTGGCCATGAAGGCAGCCTGCTCTTTCTCTTCCTTGGTCATGGCGGGCACGTCGCCACCAGCCTCGACGATGGCGTCGCGATAGGCATCGACAGCCGCCAGCGTGTGGGCGGAGGGGATGGTCTCGGCCAGCTTGTGCGCGGCCTTGTAGGCAGCGACCAGCTTTTCCATCTCGTCCTTCTGCTTGGGCTCGGGCTTGGACACGGCAGCGACAATCTGCTCGTCGGTCAGCGGCACGTCGGGCTGATCGGCCTGCGAGCGGCACACATCCAGCAGGGCGTCGAAGGGGGATTTGACCTTGTTACCTGCGGCGGCAACTTGCTCGGTCAGCGACACGGCACGCGCCAGCACCTCGCGGCCGTCGACCTGCGGCAGGGCGCCCATCTTGATGAACTGGCGGAACTTGGACACGTTCGCCTTGCGACCGTTCGACGTGTCGGTCGCCACATGGCGGGCGGCGGCGTTCTTACCCAGCGAGGTAATGTAGGTGTCGTAGCAGGTCTCCGCGTCACCCTCGTCGATGTCACCATCGTAGGCATAGGCGGCGAGAGCGATGCCGGCGTCGCGGCGCGAGGACAGACCGGCAGCCTCCTGCTTGCCGAGGACGCCGAGCTTCTGCTTCACCTTGTCGAGGCGGCCGGCCGAGTTGTCGCCAAGCGAGGATGCGTTCGAGGCGGCGGTGGTCATGTTCAGGATCATGTTCATAGTGGGGTTCCTTCCGTGGGGTGCCCGTGGTGGGGGCGTTGATGAGAGCGCGTTACCTGCGCGGGTTACTCGTCGCCGAGGATGCTATCCAAGTCAGCGAACGGATCGGGGGTGGAGTCCATCGGTTGTGCGATGGTCACCGATGGGTGGCGGTCAAGCGCGGCACGAATGCGCTTGATCTTGATCGCGATGGTGCGTTGACGGGCCTTCAAGACGGCGCGTTCGGCAAGCAGCGCGGCAAGCGAGGTGGCCAGTTCATTGGCCGTTTTGGGGGTCGATTTGGGCATGGCTTTCCCCTGTCAAATGTCACAGTTGACAGCCATGAATTAGTAACCTGCTAGGTTGCTGTCAATAGTGACAGATGAAATTTTCACAGTTTGCAGATTAACGCAGGTCGAGATCGCGTAACCCTTTGATATTACACGATTTCTCGATAATCTTTAATCTTCAAAACGTCTAGGGCTGTTTCGGCGAACACCGTGCGATGGTGATACGGGGCGCAGGGTCACCCCCGTCGGACCGGAATTTGGGTCGCCCTACCTGTTTTGTAGATTAAAGATTAAAGATTATTGATATAGATAGAGAGGAACAGCCCGCTGGCGTCTCTCCCTGCCGATGTTCTCACATTGTTCGACCGTCATCTACAGGTTGAACGGTCGCACCATCACACACGTTACCTGCGCGGGTTAGCGGCGCGGCGGGCCTTCTTCGTGGCGCCCCATGCCTTGGGACGGTCGGACGGTGCGAGCCGCACAACCATCGGCGCGTCCTTGCGCTTGGCGATGGGCTTGAACAACGTCGCCTCTTTTGTCGGGCCGAGCGGGCGATCATCCATCACGCCGCCCATCGCACGATTACATCCCGAGATGGTGATACCGTTCTTGCGGGCGGTGATCATCTTCGCTTGCATCCAGCGTTGAGCCATGACGCATCCTTTCGTGATACCTTGCAAGGTAACACCGTGCGATGGTGTTACCGTGAAAGATATCGGTGGAGTGTCTAGGTTTGCTCCACCTTAACCTTTGTCCTTTGCCCGCCGCCGCCGCCGCTGAATGTCTTGATGGGAAGTCACCTTGTCAGGGTGACGTGTCGCGGCTTTTACTAGGGGCTGCCAAACCCCGTTCACTCACCGTTATCCGGTCGCGCTTAGACTGGTATGCGCGCGGGCTGTCGTTTGATATTATCCGCGTCATGCGCGGCCCCGGCGGGGCGACCATGCGATCCGCAAGGCGGTGGCGACACCGTTTATCCTTGCCCTAGGCTACCGTTACCTTTGCAGGTAAGTAGGTGCGCCAGACCCCAAGCAGACCATCAGTCCACCATCGCCTATCCCATTATGATCAGCGGGGAAGGTTCGCTGTCCTGCCCTAGTGTGGGCGGTTACTGTCTGATCATTCACTGGTTACACCCTAGTAACGGCGGCATTACCTCACGGGGTACCCCCACCCCCATCTGGACAGGGGGGGCCGGGGCGGGGGGTGCCTTTTTTAGGTACCTTGCAAACACGCAGAACCTCAAAATACAAAATGTAACCATCACACCATAAAACGATTACTTGAAAGCAACCTTGTTTCACTTCAGCTCATCTGCTATACGGGTCAACGATTACCTGGCGAGGTAACGAAGCCTGACCTCGCGCACAGCAGAGGATCTGACGATGGTTTTCCAACTCTCGACCGCGACCCGTAACGCAGCCCTCGATGCCATCGAATCCACGATTGGCACCTCTCCCACGCTGGAGATCCGCTCGGGTGCGGTCCCGCTGAACGCCGCCGCTGCCGATACCGGCACTGTGCTGGCGACCCTTCCGCTGCCGGCCGATTGGCTCTCGGCAGCATCCAATGGTGCAAAGACTTTGCTGGGCACCTGGCAGGACACGTCCGCTGATGCGACGGGCACGGCCGGTCACTTCCGGATCAAGCAGGGCGGCACCTGCCACATCCAGGGCACGGTCACCGCGACCGGCGGCGGTGGCGACATGACGCTGGACAACACCAGCATCGCGACCGGTCAGCAGGTCACCGTCACGGCCTTCACCCTGACCGCCGGCGGCGCGTGAGGGCTGGCCGATGTCGACTGGCTACTTCGCTCAGGTGACTGACGGCGTGGTCACCGACGTCCGTCGTGTGACGCGCGAGCGCATCGACCAGAATCCTGACCTCTACCCTGGCGTGTGGGTGGAGGTTGAAACCATGGATCAGTATCCGGCCATCGACTGGACCTGGACGACCGAGGGCGGTTTCCAACCCCCTCCTGATGAGGTCTCAGCCGAATGACGAAGGCGACCGGGGGTTCGATCAGCTACATCTGGGACGCCGGAAAACTCTGGCGGCTCCATACGTTCACGGCTGACGACACCCTCACAGTCACCGAAGGCGGCGCCGACATCGAATACCTGCTGGTTGCAGGTGGCGGCTCGGGTGGGCGCAGCACCGGGGTGAACTCGGGCACATCCGGCCCCTCGGGCAGTGCTGGCGGCGGCGGCGCTGGCGGTGCCCTCTGGAACACTTCTGCATCTCCGCTCACGCTGACCGCCGGCTCGTACCCGGTCACCATCGGCGTCGGCGGTGCTGGAGCGACAGGGCAGGGGAACAACGGCGGGAACTCCACCTTTGCAGGACTGACCGCAGTCGGCGGTGGCGGTGGCGGCAGTCCAGGCGCACCCGGACGAAATGGTGGCTCGGGCGGTGGCGGCGGGGGCTCCAGCACTGCTGCCAACCGTGTCGCCGGGACGGGCACTTCGGGGCAGGGCACCAACGGTGCCGCTGGCTCCTACTCCTCGAGCATCTCCCACTCGGGCGGTGGCGGCGGCGGTGCTTCTGCGGCTGCTTCCGTGCGAAATGGCGGCGCTGGCGTCGCATCGACGATTTCTGGGACGTCTACGACGTATGGCGGTGGTGGTGGTGCAACCGGCAGCGGGAGTAACGTAGGCACTGGTGGCTCTGGTGGCGGCGGCGCAGGTAAGATGGGCGGTGCCGGCAACCCCGGCACGAACGGTCTTGGTGGGGGCGGCGGTGCTGTGGCCAGCACCTATGCTGCTGCTGGTGGCGGGAGCACGATCTCCGGCAAGGGCGGTGACGGTATCGTTCTCGTCCGCTATCCGGCGTCGTTCATCCCGACGGCCAACACGACCTTCGACGAGACCATCGGCGGGACGCCCTATCGCTACCATGTGTTCGTCTCCGACGGGACGTTCACGGCCGAGAGCAGCATCTCCAACGTCGAATACGTCCTTGTCGGCGGCGGCGCGTCCGGCGGCCGAAGCATCAACGCTGGCGGCGGTGGCGGTGGCGGTGCGGGCGGTGTGCTCAACAACATCGGCAGCCCGATCACTCTCGACGCAGGGTCATACCCCATCGTCATCGGTGTCGGCGGCGCATCGACGACGGGCACGGGCACTGCCAGGGGCAACCTCGGTACCAGCACCACGTTCAACGGGCTGACGGCCACGCGCGGCGGCTATGGCGGTGCGCACAACACTGCCCCAGTGAGCGGTGGCTCCGGCGGTGGCGGTGGCGGTGGTTCGACGACCAATGCGGGGGCCGCAGGCACTTCGGGGCAGGGCAACGGCGGCGGCAACGGTAACGGCACCACCGGATATGCTGGCGGTGGCGGTGGCTCTGGGGGCGCTGGCGGAAACGGCACCTCGGGCACAGGCTCGAAGGGCGGCGACGGCGGTGTCGCGGCCTCCTACGCCATCTACGACTACCCCATCCCGTTCGGCGGTGGCGGTGGCGGTGCGGGCGGGAGCTCGACGACCAATGGCGCGGCTTCGGGTGGCGGCTCAGCAGGTCGCTACGGCGCAAGCACGCTGAGCGCCGCTCCCAACTCGGGCGGCGGTTCGGGCGGCGTCGGGTCGGCCTCCACCACCTTCCAGTCGGGCCGTGGCGGCGACGGCATCGTCATCCTGCGCTATGTGGTCCTGACGGGCATCGGAGGCTCTGCGGACGGCTCGGTCGACGTCAGCGGCTCTGCGGAGGGTATCGTCCAGTCGGTCAGCACCGGCTCTGCCGAGGGCACCGTTGGCTTTGCCGGCTCTGCTGAAGGCACGGTCACCGAGAACCTGGGCACCATCGTCCAAGCCAGCGGCACTGTCGAGCTCACGGGCTTGGCCGAGGGCACCGTCACTGGTCTCCCCTTCATCTTCGCCTCGGTTGACGCTCAGGTCGCCTTTGCGGGGCTGGCCGAGGGTGTGGTGCTCGTCACCGGGTCGGTGGACGACGCTGTTGAGTTCGAGCTCGTATTCACCGGGGGCGTGCGCAACCTTGCTTCGGTCAGCGGCGAGATGTCCTTCGCTGGCGCTGCCAGTGCCGCTGCCCGCGTGCTCGGCACTTCCTCGGTCACCGTGCCCTTCGAGGGAAGCGGCGTCGGGGCTGTCTCCCTCTCGGCCGAGGTCGACCTTGACCTCGAGCTGACCGGCGCGAGCGACGCGATTGTGCCCGCCCAGGGCTCGCTCACCGCGACTCTGGAGCTTTCGCAGAGCGCCACCGCCCTGGCGCGCGTTGCGGGTACCACCAGCGGTTCGTTGCCGCTCGCAGGTACGGCGGTGGCCTTCAAGACCGTTCGCGGCTCGGCGGCCGGTATCTTCTCCGTGTCGAGCTCCGGCGCTGGCGCAGTTACCCTGACAGGTAACGCCTCCGCCGTCTTCGTCGTCGAGCCGACTATCCAAGGCGCGGTGCTGAACCTCGGGACCATCGCTGGTTCGCTGCCGCTGGATGGCTCGGCCATCGCCAAGCGCGTGGCGCGCGGGACTGCCTCCGGGGAGCTGGTCATCGAGGGCGCTGCCATCGCGCAGCTTGCAGCTCGCGGCGCGGCCCTGATCCAGGTCGGGTTCAGCCTCACGGCAGTGGCGCAGCAGTTGAACCTCGGGCGCATCGTCCGCCTGGGCGAGGACACCTCGAGCACCGTGGTGTTTTCGTCCGGGGCGACGCAAGCAGACTTCGACGGCTCGAGCGAGTATCCGGTGGTCTTGCTGTCCGGTGGCGCTGGAAGCGTTCAGTTCTCTGGCGGCGGAGCTTCGTCTGCTGAGATCTTGACTGAGAAGCCCGGGAGCGTATTGCTGAAAAGCACTCCCAACTACATCGTAATCGCCAGCAACGGGTCGTGACATGGCTGAATTTCTGATCAAACGCAACGACACTGGCCCGGTTCTTGAGGTCCAGCTCCTCGATGCAAAGAAGGCGCCTGTCTCGCTGGCTGGCGCAACCGTGGTCTTCAACATGCGCGGCGAGGATGGCACTGTGCTCGTCTCCCGCGCCCCGGCCACCGTCGTCGACGCGACCACCGGAGTGGTACGCTTCGCCTGGCGCGCTGGCGACACCGCCGTCGCGGGCGAGCATCAGGGCGAGTTCGAGGTGACCTTCTCGGGTGGCACCATCGAAACATTCCCGAAAGCGAAGTCGGCAAGCGTCAACTTCATCACGGTCGTGATCCCCGAAGACGCGGCCTGAGTGCACAAAAATTGCACCATAACCCGGCTAGGTAACTGGCCGGGTTATATTATTGCGCCCATGGGACATGGGATTTGCATTTATTCCGCCTCTCTCGGGCGACGGCTGAAAACCGGGAAAAACCACTGGGTTATCAGTTAGTTACAAGATTACCGACGCGGTTTGACACCCGTTTGCGACATGGGTAATGTCGGTTTCCCGCCACATTCAGTGCACACGGACTGCACAGGGAAGCCATGGCATCCATCTACAAGATCAGCTCCGGCTGGCGTGCTCAGGTGCGCCTCAAGGATAAGCCTGCCGTCTCCAAGACCTTCCGCACCAAGAATGAGGCCGTGATCTGGTCTCGAAATCAAGAGGAGACGCTGCACAAGACGTCGTCCAAGAATCCGCACCTCATGTACAGAGAGCTGTACAGCGAATACTCTCGCATGAGCCGGCCGGGTGGACGCACCAAGCAGCATGTCATGGAGCGCCTCCTCGAATACTGGGGCGACTGGCGGATGACTGAGATCGGCACCCGTGCCGTGTCGGACTATGCTGCGACGCGCTCCCGCGATGGGGTTGGCCCCGCGACGATCCTCCAGGAGCTGTCCTATCTGGGCACGGCCATCGAGCACGGCGCGGTGCTTTGCGAGAACGAGGAGGCTATGCGCGCCCGCGCTGCGGTCACGGCCACCATCAAATCATTGCGCGTGATGGGCGTGGTCGGCGACCCCGAGGAGCGCACGCGCCGCCCCACCGAGGACGAGCTCATGCAGCTCGAGGAGTGGTTCCGCGACCGGCCGCGCTCCAGCGTGCCGATGATGGACATCGTGCTCTTCGCGATCTGCACAACGATGCGACTTGGCGAAATCCTGGGCATCACCTGGGAGGATTACGATCCGAAATCCCGGACGATCTGGATCAGAAATCGCAAAGACCCGACGACCCAAACTGGGCGAGATGACCGCGTTCCACTGCTCGTAGGACCGGTTACCTACAGGGGTAACGTCATTGACCCGTGCGAGCTCATAAGCAAAGCAAATAGTGCTTTTCGACGACGGGGTAGGGTTTTCCCTTATGGCGTGACGACCGTGTCCGCCGCGTTTGGATTAGCCGTCGCAGGGAAAGGAATTTCAGACCTCCGCTTTCATGATTTACGGCACGACGGCATCTCTAGATTGTTCGAGTCCGGGTACCGGATTGAGGAAGTTGCAGTTGTCTCTGGCCACCGGTCTTGGAAGAATTTGAAGAGGTACACTCACATCAATCCTGTAACTTTGCACCGGTAACCCATTGCAAAGGTTCCAGAAATCTTGACTCAAACCATCGTAAGATCCATGTTCCGCACCCTCAATGGGGGCTCATCATGGAGCGGTTGCGTAGCAGGTTGGGGTTGGTCACGCCTGACGAGTTGGCCGAGACATTGGACCTGAGCGTTGAGACGTTGCGCGAGTGGCGGCGGCTCAAGCAGGGGCCTGATTTTGTGAAGTGCGGGAAGAACGTGATGTACCGCGAGAAGGACGTGCAGGACTGGCTCGAGCGCAATGTCGTGCCAGTCGTGCGCGTTACCTCTGAGGTTACGTCCAGGCCGAGGCGCTGATCCTCTGGCGGTCGCTGCTCCTGTGACGGCGGCTCATGCGGTTGGCGATCATATCCGTCATCCCGCCGTGGGCCGCCGAGCAGGCATACTGGAAGGCGTCCATGACGTGGCTGTACTCGTTCTTGTCGGGCAGGGGCTTGCGCTGACCACCGCGCGTGCGCCCATACCGGTAGCCGCCGGACAGCGCCCGCACGAGCGTGGGGCAGCGTTCCCGGTCGATCAGCATGGCCGGTCCGCCGTCCCGTGAGCCCAGCAGCCAGCTCTCGACCGCGTTGATGCGCTTGGCGATGTCGTTGGTCGGGGCGGGGTAGGCCATCAGCCCCTCGCGCTTGATCAGGTCGAAGGACGTCTCCTCGTAGAGGGTCGACCGCTGGCGTCCGGCGGGGTCACCCACGATGTACACGCTCTTGCCGATGTAGCGTTCCTGCATGAGCGCAGGCTTGATCGCCCGCTGGAGCTGGAGCTCCAGGCCGATGTCCTCGGCGATGACCTCCTCGAGGACCAGAAGCCGCCCCCTGTGATCGGGCTGGCAGATGACCGCGCAGGGGTCGCGCCCAAAGTCGAGGCCGACGATCAGCGGGTAGGACGAGATCGGCTCGAGTTCGTCCACCACATGCCAGTGCTGCTTGAAGGACTCGCGGAACACGGCCGAGCCCGACGGGTCGTCGCCGAACTGGGCGTGGACGTACCGCTTGCACCAGTCGGGGGAGTTCGAGCGGATGAACCGCTTGTAGTACTCCCGCCCCTGATCGCGCCGCCGCTCATCCGTGGGCGGCAGGAGCAGCGTGTCGGGGGTCTGGGTCAGCCACTCGAGGTTCTCGGCGTCGTCGTCCATGCCACCCGGTTGGATGAAGATCTGCCAGTCGGCCGGAACTTCGAGCTCCATGAACTTGTGCCAGGACGAGCCCTCGGAGGGCATGTTGGTGTCGGCGATGATGCCCATCCAGGTGCAGCCGCCCAGAGTCGCGCCCGGGTAGCGTCCGCAGCGGCCAGCGAGCGGGCTGATCAGCGCGACGTCCATCTCGATGCACTCCGACATCCACGCGCCGGTGAGCTGCATGGAGAGCAGGCGGGCCTGGTCTTCCGGGTTGTCGAGAGGGATCAGAACCCACTCGGATCGCACGTCGCCGAACTGGACGTAGATCGTGTTGTCGGTGACTTTGTAGGTGGCCACGCCCTTCAGCCAGTCGAGGATGTCCTTCAGGACGGTGTCCTTGAGCTGCTTCAAGGTCTGGCGCACGATGGCGAAGCGCGTGTAGCGCAGGCCGTCAGGGGCCGGATGCTGCTCAAGCGCACGCCGGAACAGCTCGAAAAGACATGCGGTCGTCTTGCCCGAGCCGACCGGTCCGGCGATGAGGCGCCCGAAGCTCTGGCTCTTCATGAAGCGAGCGCAGGTGGGCGGGGCTGTGTAATTAATAGCTACCATTTTCGAGCTCATCCGTGGTTTTCATGAGCGCCCACTTCGCGCGTTCAAGGTGCCAGAGAGAGGCGCCGCCGTCGGCGACAGAGGACGCGAAGTACTGGTTGCCCTCCTTGTCGAAGCCGCAGATCACCACCTGATCCATCTGACCAATCGCCTCGGTCAGCACCCGGTCGGGGTCCAAATCGAGCCTGGAGATGCCGGAGAATTTGATGATGTCAGTCATCAGTGCACCGTCGCATAATCGAAGTTGCTGAGATCGAGCACGAACCAGCCGTGCTCTTCGTCGCCGCAGACGCAAGTTATCGCGTCCTTGGCCTCGCAGTCGAAGCCCTGCCAATCAAACCAATGCGTCACCGGAACATGGCACCCGCAGGTCAGGACGGCTTTCGCGTCCTTGTAATGGATGGCGATGATGTCGAGATCGTCGGACTCATCGGTGATGTCGTCGTTCACAGCGCCTCTCCTTCGATTACCTGCGGGGTAACATCGCGTTCGATCTTGAGCTGCTGGTCCGCGCCGAGGTTGATCGTCACGGTCAGCCGCTCGCCGGTACCGGCCGTCTCGACCGCCCCGCCGACGCCCGCGAACTTGGCGATGGTCTTCAGGAGCTCGGTCTTGGCGGTCAGGTTCTCGCCGGAGTCGTGCATCCGCGCGTAGAACTCGGGCAGCGACTCCTCGACCATCGACAGCGCCTTGAGCCGGACGCGCTCCTGCGTGTTCGTGGCGCTGTTCCATTCCTCAAGGCACTGCCGCAGGTAGCTCTGGAACACCGGAAGCGTCTGGATTGTGTCCCAGCGCGACTGGGCGACCCCGTGCGTTTCGAGAATCGCCTCGATGGGACGAATGTCCATCGCGATCTCACGGGCGAGTTTCAGGAGGGTCGCATCATGAAAACTCGGCGGTTTCGGAGTAATCGCTGTCATGCTTCTCCTCTCCTGTTGAGGAATAGTTGCGTTACACCCCACTATTACTGTATCTAGTGGTAGATCGTCGAGAGCAGGAACCTTCTCATGGCAGAAGCACTGGGCGCAGTCCTGCGCGTTGTCGGACCAAAACAACTCGACGCGGCTATCCGCGCTCGGGATGAAGAGCTTGCCGCCTCGCAGGCCGCAGCGCAGAGCTCCAGCGCCGATCTCTCGAATTTGGCGGGCTTCATTCGCCGCGAATACGACACCTGGCGCCGCCATCGGAATGACGGGGGAGCAGGGTGGTCGAACCGCCTCTTGAACGCGCTGCGCGTTTTCAACGGCCAGTACGACGCGGGCAAGCTCCAGGAAATCAAGAAATTCGGCGGCAGCGAGATCTACGCTCGCATCGTCGCCATGAAGTGCCGGGGCGCGTCGTCCCTCCTCCGCGACGTGTACCTGTCACCGGATCGTCCTTGGGGTCTTGACGCCTCGGACGATCCGAAGATTCCGCAGTCGATCCTCGACTCGATCAACCAGCTCGTGCAGGCCGAAATCCAGTCAATGGCTGCGATGGGTCAGGACGCCGACATCGACACCATCCGCGACCGCACGATGCAGCTTGTGGAGAACGCAAGGCAGGCGTCGAAGAAGCGTGCCGAGCAGGGTGCCCGCGTCGCCGAAGACAAGCTGGACGAGATCCTGAAAGAGGGCGGCTTCTACAAGGCGCTCGCCGAGTTCATCACCGACCTGCCGCTGTTTCCCTTCGCCTGCATCAAGGGTCCGGTCGTCCGCATCCTGCCGGTCGTTACCTGGGAAGGTAACCAGGCCACCATCAAGCAGGTGCCGAAGCTCACCTGGACGCGCGTGTCGCCCTTCGACGTCTGGTGGACGCCGGGCGTCTCCGACATCGAGGACGCTGCCGTCATCGAGCGCACGCGCCTGACCCGCGCGGACCTCAACGACCTTCTCGACCTGCCGGGCTACAACCACGACGCCATCCGCGAAATCCTGACTCTCTTCGGGCAGGGTGGCCTTGTCGGCGACATCGACGAGACGGACGCCGAGCGCGCCGAGCAGGAGAGCCGCGAAAATCCGCAGATGAACGACTCGGGGCTGATCACCTGCCTCGAGTATACCGGCAACGTCCAGGGCTCGATGCTGATCGAGTACGGCATGGACGAGAAGCTCATCCCAGACCCGGTGCGCGACTACTTCGTGCAGGCGTGGCTGGTGGGTCGCTACGTCATCAAGGTCCAGCTCGCGCCGAGCCCGCGCAAGCGCCATCCCTATTTCATCACGAGCTTCGAGAAGGTGCCGGGCACCCCGGTGGGCAACGGCCTGCCGGACATCCTGAACGACATCCAGGAAGCCGGGAACGCCACGCTGCGCGCTCTGGTCAACAACCTGTCCATCGCCTCCGGCCCGCAGGTCATCGTCAACGACGACCGCCTCGGTGACAACGAGGACGGCGACGAGCTCTATCCGTGGAAGCGGTGGCATGTGGTCACCGATCCCATGGGGAACAACGGCGCTCCGCCGGTCAGCTTCTTCCAGCCGAACTCCAACGCGCAAGAGCTCCTCGGGGTCTACCAGCAGTTCGTCAACATGGCGGACGAGCTCTCGGCCATTCCGAAGTACCTCTCGGGCGCGGGCGCAGTCGGCGGCGCGGGGCGCACAGCCTCGGGCCTCGCCATGCTCATGGGCAACGCCTCGAAGATTCTCCAGACCGTGGCCGCAAACATCGACCGCGACGTGCTGGAGCCGCTGCTCTCCAGCCTGTTCGACATGGTCATGCTGACCGACCAGATCGGCCTCCTGAACGGGGACGAGAAGGTCAGGGTCTTGGGCGTGTCGGTGGCGGTCCAGAAAGAGACCCAGCGCGCTCGCCAGCTCGAGTTCCTCCAGATCACGGCCAACCCCATCGACGCCCAGATCGTCGGACCCAAGGGGCGCGCGGCGATCCTGCGCAACGTGGCGACGACCATCGGGATGCCCGGCGAAGAGATCGTTCCGACCGAGGAGCAGCTCGACGGGATGCAGAAGCAGGCCCAGGCCATGGCCCTCGCACAGGGCGTTCCCGGCCACGGCGGCATGGGTGCAGCAGCCGACGCTCAGGGCGGACAGGCGGGCACCGGCGCAAGCGGCGACATGGGTCCGCGCACGAATTTGTCGGGAGGTCAGTGATGACACCAGTCGTCCGTCAGAAGCGCGGTCCGGGCATGAACAAGGGGCTCAAAAAGCCTCGCAAGAAGCCCGGCGAGCCCAAGCCCTACACGCCCTCGCGCGAGATGAAGAAAGCTCTCGAGGGGGTCACCGGTTCCCTGCCCAAGGCAGAGGGAAAGTCCCGCAAGGGGCGCAAACTCGTGAACATCCCTGGCCTGACGTAGGCCGCAATCTCAGACGTGAGGTCTACACCATGATGAAGAACAAGCAGACGTCGTCGAAGTCGGCCGGTTACGCCAAGGGCGGCTCGGGCAAGATGGCCGGTCAGTCGGGCGCTGCCCCGGTCGAGGCTGGCAAGATGTCGGTCGGCGGTCGCGCTGGCGGGAACTCGTTCTCGGTCAAGGGCGGCGGCAAGAAGATGGCCGGTTTCTCGGGCTCCAAGCCCGCCAAGTCCTGCTGATGCCGAAGCAGACCAAGACACAGAAGATCGCTTCGCGGGGGACAAAGCCCGCGAAGCAGATCGCTACCGAGATGCTGCCGACGCGCTACTCGCGGGCGTCGATTACGAAGGGCGAGCCCTTCCGGCGCAGCATGAATGACTACGCGAAGATGTCCCCGGCTGACGCCTCCGGCGAAGGCCAGATTGGACTTACCATCTTCGCTATGGGGCGGATGTGAGCACAGAATCCGACCTCACCCTCGCAGCCGCACGGCTCGCACGGCTCGCCCCGGACGCATGGAACCAGTTCCTCGGGGCGCTCCAGGCTTATTCCAGCCACTCCATTCAAAACTGCATCCAGTCCCCCCTCGAGGAACTGCCCCGAGCCCAAGGACGCGCCCAGGCAACTGCGCGCCTCTACGGCCTCATGGCGGAGTGCCTGTCGAGCGCGGACAAGATCGAAAGCAAACGCAAATGACCGAACCCACCCTGAAGATCGACGAGAGCGTCAAGATGCCGAAGGGCGTCCTCGCCGCTGTCGCGAAGGCCGACGAGCTTTTCAACACGCTCCGGGATCAGCCCGCCGAAGCGCCGCAGGACGTTACCCCGGAAGGTAACCCCGAGCTCGATGCCAGCGCGCTGGCGGCAAGCCCCGTTGATGACAATCAGCAGGCTCCGGCTGTCACCAACGACCAGCCGACCCAGACCCAGCCCGCCGATGGCGAGGAGTCGTGGGAGCACAAATACAAGTCCGTGCACGGGCGCTACGTCCGCGCGCAGGAGACCATCCGCCAGCAGGCGGACACCATCCAGAACCTCCAGAACATCATCGCAACCATGCAGGTTGCAGCCCCCGCCGCTGGCGAGACGCCTGAGCTCGCCGCCGAGAAGCTGATCACCCCCGAGGAGGCCAACGACTACGGCGAGGACTTCCTGAAGGTCGTCGGCAAGAAGGCGCGGGAAGAACTCGCACCGGTCATCAACGGCTACAAGGCCGAGATCGACCGGCTCAAGAAGCAGCTCGAAGGTGTTTCCGGCGTGTTCAAGCAGGACGCGCAGAAGAAGCTCTTGGGCTCTCTTGACGAAAAGTTGCCGAATTGGCGCCAGATGAATACCGATCAGCAGTTTCTCGATTGGTTGAGCTTGCCTGATCCGTATTCTGGTGCTATTCGTCATGACATGCTGAAGGCTGCGTATGCGCAGGGCGATGCTCACCGCGTGCTGGCTTTCTTCAACGGCTTCCTCGCTGAAGAGGCTGCTGTGGCACCCGCGAAAGCGGAGCCGGAAGTCGGGACCGTCACGGTGCCGAAAGTCCCGCTCCAGAATCTCGCGGCACCCGGCAGAGCCAAGACGGCGGCTGCGTCGACTGCCCCCGCCGAGAAGCCCTTCTTCACACGCGCTCAAATCGCTGCGTTCTACGCGGATGTCGCCGCCGGAAAGTTCCGGGGCCGTGACGCCGACAAGAACAAAGCCGAAGCCGAGATCTTCTCGGCTCAGCGTGAGGGGCGCATCCGTTGACAAACATCTTCTGAGGAATCCACAAGATGGCTATCCCCACTTCGAGCTTCCCGGTTGCCGGCTCCGGCACCACTCCCGCGATCTACCCGGCCGGTTCGACCGGTAACGCTTTCCAGACCAATGGTTTCATTCCGGAAATCTGGTCGGGCAAGCTCGTCGAGAAGTTCTACTCCTCGACCGTTCTGGCTGCGATCTCGAACACCGACTACGAAGGTGAGATCAAGAACCAGGGTGACCGCGTCCGCATCCGCACCAAGCCGACGATCACCATCCGTGATTACCGCGCTGACGGTTCGCTCCAGCTCGAGCGTCCGGAAGGCAACGACGTCACGCTGTACATCGGCAACGGCAAGTACTTCAACACCATCCTCGACGACGTCATGGACATCCAGTCCGACCTGAACGCTCTGTCGATGTGGTCGGATGACGCTGCCCAGCAGCTCAAGATCCAGGTCGACACCGACGTGCTCGGCGGCATCCTGGGCGGCATGGACGTCAAGAACCGTGGCACCACCGCAGGCAAGATCACCTCGTCGATCAACCTGGGCGCCACGACCTCGCCGCTGGCGACCGTCTCCCGCAATCCGACCTCGGGTCAGGTCGAGATCCTCGATGTGATCCTGCGTCTGGGCCAGGCCCTGGACGAGCAGAACATCCCCGAGGAAGGCCGCTGGATCGTGTTGCCCGTGTGGGCCATCGCACAGCTCAAGTTCTCGGACCTGCGTCAGGCGTACCTGACCGGTGACTCCGTGACCCCGCTGCGCAACGGCCGCATCGGCATGATCGACCGCTTCACGGTCTACTCGTCCAACCTGCTGCCCGCCGGTGTCGCCGGTGGTCTGGCTGCTGGCGAGTTTGCGGTCTACGCCGGTCACGCCCATGGCCTGACCTTCGCCTCGCAGGTCAGCAAGGTTGAGACGCTGCGCTCGGAGATGACCTTCGGGACCATCCTGCGCGGCCTCCAGGTCTACGGCTACCAGGTCATCGACGGCTCGGCTCTGGCCCAGGCCATCCTCACCCGCGCCTAATGACTTCGAGGGGGGCTTCACGGCCCCCCTCCCTTACCTCGCGAGGTAACAATGGCACTCGACACCGTTCAAGATTACATCGACCGGGCTCGAGTTCTGCTGCTCGACGAGGTGGAACCCTACCGCTATCCGACCCTTGATCTGGTCGAGGCGCTGAATTTTGCGTTCCTGGAAGCACGCCGCCTGCGGCCCGAGCTCCTCAAGAACTACTTCCGCACCGCGCTGCCCGACTTCAGCACCACCAATCTGACGGCTGCCGTGCCGGTCGATCCTCAGTATCGGCTGGCGTTTCTCTATTACGTCTGCGGGCACGCACAGCTCCGCGACGACGAGATGAATCAGGACAATCGCGCCTCCGCGTTCATGAACAAGTTCGTGGCGCAGATGCTCACCATCCAGGCTTGAGGGTACCATGGCCAACGCAGACATGAACCGGCTGATGGACCATGCCCGGATCAGGCTGCCGGGCGCTCTCGATGCCGCCATCCAGATGGAGCTGTTCTCCACGCTCCGCGAGTTCTTCGGAAGCTCGAACTGCTGGTACGAAGACATCGAGTTCACGGCTCTGCCGACCGACAGCGAATACTACGCCGACCCCGACGCCTATACCTACGACCTCGCCCCCACGGACGGGACGATCACGCGCGTGCTGTTCGTGCGCGATGATCAAGGTCGCCCGATCAGCGCCACGATGCCGATCCCGGGGACGCTGGTCCTCGGCTACTCGCCGGACGTCGCCAAGACCTACACGGCCCGTGTCGCCCTGACCGTCGTCGATCCGGTTACCCGCGAAGGTTACCCGTCCTTCCCCGACTGGGTGCTGACCAAGTACGGCACGGAAATCCTCGACGGCGTGCTGGGTCGGATGATGAGCCAGATCGCCAAGCCCTACTCGAACCCGACTCTTGCGCTGGCACACCTGCGCAAGTTCAAGCAAGGGGTAAACAAAGCCCGAGTTGAAGCAAAGACCGGCAACGTATATCGTGCGCAAGACTGGCGGTTTCCGCAGAGTTTCGCGAGTGGCCGGCACTGAAATCTGATGGGTCAGGACAATGACGATCTCACTCAAGCACGCCTTTACCTCGGCCAAGGCTGACGGTCCTGATTCCACCCAGGTTCAGCCGTCGAACTGGAACGCTGAACACACTCTGACCATGGCAACGTCGCGCCTTGTCGGCCGCACCACGGCGGGCAACGGCGCAGCCGAGGAGATCACCACTGGAGCGAACCTTTCGCTGCTTGGCGGCACGCTGAACCTTGCCTCCGACATCACGGTCACGACCGCCACCGTCGGCGGGATGTTGCTCTCGAACAGTGACGACCGCAGCGGGCTGCTCGAGGTCAACCAGCTCGGGGCGTCGACCTATTCGGGCGTTCAGGTCATCAATGGCACGACCCGTTGGTCTTTCATGGGAAGCGCGACCTTTGGCGGCGTCTACGACGACAGCAACAACCAGTGGTGCCTTCAGGCAGCCCCCGGTGGCGCCAACAAGCTCTTCTTCGCTGGCAACGAGAAGCTCACGACTGCCAACGGCGGCGTTGAGGTCACGGGTACCCTGGCCACCACGGGCGCCATTTCCTCCACTGGCAGCGTCACGGGTTCCGTCGCGCGACTGACCTCCACCGTCGCCGCCTCGCTGAGCTCGACTGGCCATGCGTTCCAGATTGGCGACACGGATGCAGCCAACCTTGTCGCCGACATCAACGACATCCAGGCTCGCAACAACGGCGCGGCCAACGCCCTGAGCATCAACGCGCTCGGGGGCAACATCACGGTCGGCGCGACGACGTCGACCATCTTCCACCCCGGCACCTCCTTGTTCGGGACGACCAACAGCGATCCCGGCGGGGCGAACGTCGCCACCGCAGCAGGTGTCAGGCTCACCGATGGCGGCATTTCCGCTGCCAACCTCGACAACGTCTGCGCCGTGTTCAACCGGATGGGCACCGATGGCCCAATCGTTTCGTTCCGTGGGCAAGGCGCGACCGAAGGCAACATCACGGTCTCTGGCACCACGGTCTCGCTGACCGGCGGCCACCTGGCTCGCTGGTCGCGCCGCTCCTCCGAGGATGGCTCGCTCCTCAAGGGCACGGTCATGTCGAACCTCGACGACATGGTCGCATGGCCTGGCGAGGACAACGAACAGCTCAACATGACCAAAGTCTCGGACGTCGACGGTGACCCGCAGGTAGCTGGCGTCTTCGTTGCCTACGACACCGAGGATGGGCACGGCGACTTCTACCTCGCCATGACGGGCGACATGGTCATCCGCATCGCCGCCGGGACGACGGTCCAGCGCGGCGACCTGCTGATGTCTGCCGGGGACGGTACGGCCAAGCCGCAGGGCGACGACATCGTCCGCTCCAAGACCGTCGCCAAGGTCATCTCGACACACGTTTCTTGCGTCTACGACGACGGCTCCTACTGCGTGCCGTGTGTTCTCATGGCGTGCTAAAAGGAGAAGAGCATGGACATGGAAACCGCGTTCAAGTTGATCGTCAGTATCGGTCTGTCGGGCCTTGGTTGGTTTGCTAGGGAGATCTGGATGGCCATGAAGGAACTCCGTGCCGATATTCATCGCATCGAGGTCGACCTCCCAAAGATCTACGTCGCGAAGGACGAGTTCGCCGACGCGATGAAAGATCTGAAGCAAGAGCTCAAAGAGGGGTTTACCCGCATCTACGACAAGCTGGACGGAAAGGCCGACAAGTGATGACCCGCAACTGGGACAAGGTGAGCGTGGAGCGCCTCAAGGGCGTGCACCCCGACCTGCGCAGGCTGGCTGACGCCGTCTTGCAGGCCGCGCCGTGGCCCATTCGCGTCACTGAGGGTCTGCGCACCCTGGAGCGCCAGAAGCATCTCGTGGCGATCAAGGCGTCCAAGACCATGAACTCGCGGCACCTCACCGGCCATGCCATCGACGTGGTGCCGTACATCGACCTCGACCGCGACGGCAAGATCGAGACGGAGGAGCTCTACAACAAGGAGCTCTTCCGACAGCTTATCCCCATCGCCAAAGAACAGGCCGACAAGCTCAAGATCGAGGTGACCTGGGGCTATGACTGGGGTTGGGACATGCCCCACTGGGAACTGAACCGCCGGTACTATCCGGCCTGAGAGGACACCATGCTGAACGCAGCTTTCATGAAGCCTCTGATCATGGCGGTGGCTCGCCATCTCGCCACGACCGCAGGCGGCGCTCTCGCCTCCTACGGCGTCATCTCGACCAGCCAGACCGAGACGGTCGCAGGCGCGATCCTGACGCTGATCGGCGTCGGCCTGTCGGCCTGGGACAAGGTCGAGCGGACGAAGTCGTAACCTAGCGAGGTAACACCATGGCGAAGATGACCAAGAAGATGATGGCTTTCGAGAAGCGGGACGAGAAGATGGACCGCAAGAAGGGCATCAAGGAAGGCTCGAAGGCGGACATGAAAAAGGACGCCAAGGCGGGCTTCCCCTACAAGCTGATGGGCAAAAAGGGCAAGTAATGGCCAAGACCCCGGCATGGCAGCGCAAAGAAGGAAAGAACCCCGCTGGTGGCCTCAACGCCAAAGGAAGGGCTTCGGCAAAGGCTCAAGGCATGAACCTCAAAGCCCCGGTGAAAAGCGGCGACAACCCGCGCCGGGCGAGCTTCCTGGCTCGGATGGGGAACATGCCAGGGCCGGAGCGCAAACCGAATGGGGAGCCGACGAGGCTTCTCCTGTCGCTCCAGGCTTGGGGCGCTTCGAGTAAGGCCGACGCGAAATCGAAGGCCAGCGCAATGAGCGAACGTCTCAAGAAGAGGAAAGACTGAGATGGCCAACTACGACGAGATGTCCTTCGGCAAAGCCTTCGCCGCCGCCCGCAAGCAGATGGGTGCCGGGAAGACCTTCACCTACAAGGGGAAGTCCTACAGCACCAATCGCGCCGACGACAAACCGGCTGCTGCGAAGCCTTCGCTGGCGCCTTCGACCTCGCAGAATCCCAAGGCCCGCCCGAGCTGGATGGGCACGTCCGGCGGCAAAATCCGCATGGGTATGTCGACTCCCGAAGGGACGCGGTCCGACGCCTCGCGCGTGAGCGTCAACCCGCCGCCGAAGCCTGCTGCACCTGCCGCTCCGAAGCCCGTCGCTCCGTCGGCAAGCCTGCGCCCCAAGGCACGTCCGGCTGCTGCACCTGCGCCTAGCATGGCCCCGTCGACCAGCCAGCGCCCGATGCCGCGCCCGACTGCTGCGCCCGCCGCTCCGAAGCCCGCTTCGATGCCGTCGCGTCCGGTCAGCAAGACGCCGGGTGCGAAGCCCGCCGGTGAGGGCAAGAAGCTCACCTACGAGTCGCGGGCCATGATCGCTCGCACCACCAAGCCGAAGAAGTAAGAGGACACCATGGCACGCGCAAAAGCAGCCCCCGTCGCAGAACAAGTCACCGACGCCGTTACCTCGGAAGGTAACGGCGCTGCCGCCGTCGAGACTCCGATGCCCGCATCGGTCCTCGCCGAAATCGAAGCTGGCAAGGCTGCGCTGGCGAAATACGCCGAGAGCACCTCGGCCGAGTGAGGTCAAACCATGGTTGCGCTCAAGCTCATGAACTTCGGTGCCATGCTGCCGGCAGTGGACGCTCGTCTGCTGCCGCAGAACAATGCTGAGCTCAGCCAGAACACTTGGCTCTACTCTGGCGCAATCGAGGGTATGCCCCGGATGGTTCCGGTGCGTACCCTCCAGAATCCCGACGCCAAGAAGGCGTTCCGCATCCCGTTCCAGGAGTTCGGCAAGGACAACATCCCCGACTCCTACTGGATCGAGCTCGAGAGCAACGACAGCGACATCGTGGCGTCGCCCTCCGTTGGAGACTCCTTCGAGCGGTATTACTGGGCGGGGCTCGGCATCACCCCCCAGTACAACACCAAGGCGCGCATCGCCGCCGGGCAGGCGTCGTACAAGCTCGGCATCCCCGCGCCCGTCGCCGCGCCCAGCATCAACATCTCCGGCGGCTCCGCGCCCACGGAGACGCGCGCCTACGTCTACACCTGGGTCTCCGCCTATGGCGAGGAAGGCCCCCCGTCGCCGCCCATCCTGGCGTCTGGCAACGCTTCCGGCCTCTGGACGGTCACGACCACCGCCCCGGGCTCCACGGTCACGACTGGGCGGCAGCTCTCGCATGTCCGCATCTATCGCACCATCACAGGCACGACCGGCTCCACGACCTATTACTTCGTCGCCGAGATCGCCATTGGCTCCACCGTCTATGTGGACGAGGTGCCGACCACCACGGTTGCAGCGAACAACATCCTGCGCAGCACGCTCTGGTCCGAACCGCCCAGCGACCTCAAGGGCATGACGCCCATGCCAAATGGCATCATCGCGGGTTTTCGTGCCAACGAGGTGTGGTTCTGCGAGCCGTACCGCCCGCACGCATGGCCGTCGGCCTACACGCTCGCCGTCGATGGCGAGATCGTCGGGCTCGGGGTGACCGGGCAGTCGCTCGTCGTCTGCACCAAAATCTCCCCCTACATCATCACGGGCGTGAACCCCGCCAGCATGAGCATCTCGAAGATCGCCACGAACGAGCCCTGCCTGTCGCGCGGCTCCATCGTGTCGACCCCGGCTGGTGTCGTGTTCGCATCGCCCAATGGGCTGATCCTCTGCGCGCCCGGCGTGACTCAGAACATCACGCGGCAGATCATCTCGAAAGACCTCTGGCTCGACCAGACTCGGTTCCTGAACCTGACGTCGCTCTACGCGGCGACCTTCAACAACCAGTACTACTGCTGGGGTACCCCGGGAGGTAACACCTTCGACCCCAACGCCTTCAACCCGGAGGCGTTCACGCAGGTGGACTATACCGGCGCATATACCGGCGCGGTTATCGACATCGGTGACGCTCGCCTTGGGTACACCAAGCTCTCCAGCGAGCTACCGACCGAGAACTGCTGGACCGACAACTGGACCGGCGAGGTTCTCGTCATTCGCGATGGCGTCGTCTACTGGCTGGACCTTGCGCCGTCGCGCACAAAAGAGAGCTTCGTCTGGCGCTCCAAGGTGATCGAGACCCCGAGTCAGAAGAACATCGGGGCCATGCGGATTTTCTTCGGCACCTACGACTGGCTGCCCGACCTGAACCCGACGCCCAACGCCAGCCTCGTGCAGGAGCTCGCGGAAGATCAGTGGGGGCTTGTCAGGATCTATGCTGATGGGGTGCTCCGCTACACTCGCGAGATCCGTCGTTCTGGTGAGATCTTCCGGTTGCCTTCCGGTTTCAAAGCTGGATATTGGCAAGTGGAGATCGAGTCGCGCGTGAAGATTTACTCGGTCGAGCTGGCGTCGACTGCGAAGGAGCTTGGTCTTGTCTAACGTCCCGACGATTCCGGACTTTGCCCCGACTACGGAGAGCATGGCCAACGCGCTGCGCTCGATGAAGGTTGCCGTCGAAGGCTTGCTTGGGCAAAGCGAGGAGACCGGGTCCACCCCGCAGGTATATGCGAGTCCCGTCGCGCCCCGGCAGAACATCGGTGTGACGCTCGACGTCGGTGACATCTGGGTCGACACGGCGAACAAGAAGACCCTGTGGTGGGACGGCAACGAGTGGATCGAGTTCGGGGCGCAGGTCTCGGACGATCAGATCGAAGAGATCGCCGCGCAGGTGTCCGACGAGTTCGTTACCTCCGCAAACTCGGTGCTGGCGACGGCCACCTCTGCCCGTGATCTCGCGCTTCAGGCGCAGACCGACGCGGAAGCCGCCAGTGCGGCCGCCGACGCCTACCGCCTGCAAGCTGAGTCCGCCCGTGACGCGGCGCTCGGCTACCGGACTGAGGCGCAGGCAGCGCGCGACCAAGCGGGCATCTCGGCTGCGAATGCTTCTGCTGCCGAAGCCGGTGCTGCATCTGCTGTCGCGCAGGCAGTGATCGACTCCACGGCTGCGCGCGATGCGGCTCAGGCGGCTCAGGCTGCCGCGCTGTCCTCGGCCACCGCTGCCAGCGGTAGCGCCAGTGCTGCGCAGGGGAGCGCCAACAGCGCCTCGATCAGCGCGACCAGTGCCGGGAGCAGCGCCACTGCCGCTTCTGCCAGCGCCAACGTCGCACAGACGCAAGCGGGCAATGCCTCCACCAGCGCCTCCCAGGCGGCGACCAGCGCGACCAACGCGGCGGGCTCTGCCTCTTCGGCGGCGACGTCGGCCACGACTGCTGCCCAGAGCGCGACCAATGCCGCGACCAGCGCCACGGCTGCATCGACTTCGGCCACGACCGCCGCGACCAAGGCGACCGAGGCTTCGCAGAGTGCCTCGGCTTCGCAGACCAGCGCGACCAATGCCGCGACGTCTGCGGGCTCGGCCTCTACCAGCGCGACTCAGGCGGCGACGTCGGCCACCGGCGCGGCGGGATCGGCGAGCTCTGCCGCAGCATCGCAGGCTCTCGCGGCCACGCTCTCCTCGCGCGGCGTGTCGGTCATCACCGACCAGTTCCTCGCGACCCAGAGCACCAACAACTGGCAGAGGTGGCAGACTGGCGGCACCCTTACCTTGGCAGGTAACGAGGTCTACCCGCTCGGGCAGTCTTGGGATTTCAACGTCACTTCCGCCAGCCAGAGGGCAGGGCTGTGGACCACGGCCAACGCGACCCAATGGCGCGGGGCAAAGAACGCCGACGCCTACTTCGTCGAGGTCGAGTTCACGCTCGTGTCCGGCACGCTGGACGGCGCAGGCATCCTGTTCGACTGGATCAACTCGGCCAGCACGGTCTTCCGCTCCCAGAAGACCCTGACCGAGATGCTTGGCGGTCCGGCTACCTTGAACACCGTCATGGTGGCTGGTGGCGTCTTCATTCGTCCGGCGGGCTTCACCGGCACGTTCGGCAACCACATCGTCTACGCCATCGCAAATGACACGCCGTTCACGACTGCCGTGAAGCGCATCAAGTTCCACCGCGTGAGCATCCGGGTGGCGACGGCGGAGGAACAGGCCAAGGGCACCATCGGCACTGCCTTCAGCCTCGTCGACGCCCGACTGAACAACGACTTCTACACCATCGCAGAAGCCGACCAGGCGATTACCTCGGCGGTAACCACGCTCCAGTCGACTTTGCTGACCGAGATCGCCGCGACGAACGCGACCCTCACCAACGACTACCTGACGACGACGCAGACCAACGCGGCCATTTCGTCGGCGACGACGGCGCTGAAGACCCAGCTCGAGGGTCCGACCGGCTCTATCGGGCTGATCAACGCGAGCCTGACCAACGACTATTACACCGCGACCCAGACCGACTCCGCGATCTCGTCGGCGACGCAGGCGCTCAAGTCCTCGCTGGAGTCGCCCACCGGCTCCATCGGGCTGATCAACGCGAGCCTGACGACCGACTATTTCACCGCCGCACAGACCAATGCGGCGATCACCAGCGCGACGACCACCCTGAAGTCCCAGTTGGAGGGTCCGACCGGCTCCATCGGGCTGATCAACGCGAACCTCGCCAACAACTACTACACCATCACGAGCACCAACTCCGCCATCGCTGCCGAGAGCACCACGCTCAAGGCCCTGCTGCGGGACAGCTTCACGCCCAACGACTTCACCCAGGACGGGACGTACTGGACCCAGTCGATCAACGCGACGCCCGCTGCCGCCGCGAACCTCGGCACGCCGTTCACTTTCGTGACCGTCTCGACGCTGGGCCGCTCGGTCCGGATTGCCGCACCGCAGGCGGCTGCCCAGATCATCACGCCCAAGGAAGCCCTGTCGAACATCCCGGGCAAGTCGTACCGGGTCACCATCAGGGCACGGCACAACAACGCCTTCGCGGGCAACAGTCAGACCGCGCTGCGGTTTGGTCTTCGCCCCCTGAACACGAGCTACGCGGGCACCACGAACCTCAGCCTCACCCCGCTGACGTTCACCGCCGCGAACACCAACGAGACCTTTACCTTCGAGGTAACCACCACCGGCACGACGGCATTCGTCCGACCGTTCCTGGAAGTGCTCAACACGAACTTCGGCACGACGGGGCCGACCATCGAAATCTCGATGTTCGAGATGGTGGACAGCAGCGCGGCGGCGAGCGTCCAGAGCAATGTCACCGCGACGCTGAACACCAACCACTACACCAGGGTCCAGACCGACTCGGCGATCTCGTCGTCGATCACGACCTATAACGCCCAGCTCACCGCGCCCACCGGTGCGCTTGGCTCGCTGTCGGCGAACCTGACGAACAACTATTACACCAAGACAGCCGCCGACACGGCCACCGCCGCCCAGATCAGCACCTACGATGCCAGCGTCGAGGGTGGGGTGGCTGCGTCAGTGACCTCTCATGCTGTGTCCATCGCTACCTTGGAAGGTAACGCCGTCGCGAGCATCGGCTTTCGGACGCAGGCGGGCTCGGCTGGCGCGCTCCTGGAACTGGTCTCGCTGGCAAACCCTGGCGGCGCAGCCTCGACCGCGCGCATCGCGGCCAACAACATCATCCTTGACGGCACGGTGACGTTCAACAGCTTCGCGGCTGGCGGCGGTGGCAACTTGTTGCAGAACACCAATTTCGCCTCTGGCTTGCTGCACTGGGGCACCTATCAGGAAGGCACGGCTCAAACGACGTTTGCGGTTCGCAACGCAGGAGAGCCCTGGGCCGGGACATCATACCCGACACTGATGCTGTTCCAGAACGGCACGGCTGCGAACAACAACTCGGCCATCTACTCGGGTTTCTGGAGGAACAACTCCACGCAGGTGCATTATGGTCCGGCGGTGACCCCGGGTACCTGGTACGAAGCGTCGGTTCAGGTCTCAACCCATCGCTGCAAGGTAGACATCACCGTCGGCTTCTATGACTCGGCCGGGAATAACATCGGTTTCACGACCGTCGGCACCCAGACCGAGGTCGCATCCTCCATCAGCAACCCCGATAGCTGGCCGCGCATCGGTGGTAAGGTGCAGGCGCCGGCAAACGCTGCCTACATGGGGCTGCTGGTCTATAAGTACGGCACGCTCTCCGGACCGAACTCCTACGTCTTTTTCCACAAACCCTATGTTGGCGTGACCCACTCGGCGGCCACGGCGCTGACACCCTATTCGGTGGGTGGCTCGACCATCATCGACGGCGCGACGATCAAGACGGGCTCGATCACGGCGGACAGTGCGGTCATTGCTGACGCGGCAATCACCAGCGCGAAGATTGCGGACGCTGCGATCACCAACGCCAAGATCGGCAATGCTGCGATTACTACCGCGAAGATCGCTGATCTCGCCGTAGATACCCTGAAAATTGCAGGGAACGCGGTCACGGTCCCTGTGTCCGGCTCGCTGGCGAGCTTTATTCCGGGTACGCCGGGATCGTACAACGTCATCACCTTGTACTTTCAGGGCATTGCCGGGCAGCCGGTCATCTGCGGCAGCTACGGCGTCTATACTGGCAGTCGCAGCTCGTCGGGCAACGACTATGCAGCCGCCTGCAATCTCTGGCTCAACGGCGTGAACCTTGCCGGTGGGGCTTCCAACCCTCCGAACAGCTCAAGCCCTATCTCGTTGCTCGGCACTGGAGTCGGAGTGGACGGCGTCAATGTCGTGCAGCTTGTCTTCACGAGCACGTTCAACAACCAGAGCGCCTCGAATATGACCCTCTTTGCAATCCAGGCTAAGCGATGATCATCAAGTCCAAATATGATCTCGCCACGGGGGAGATCGCCTATACCCAGTCCGGTCCCGAAGGTGTCGTCGTCTTCGTCGAAGAACCGGGGTTTGGCTGGGTCGATGGCTCATATGACCCTGTTACCTACAAGGTTGTAGGCGGCGTTGTCGTCAAGAAAGCAGACGCCGACATCGACGCAGCCGAGATCGCGCTGGCAGAGATCGAGTTCCGCAACGAGCGGTCGCGTCGTCTCTACGCCAGCGACTGGACCCAGGTGCCGGATGCCCCCGTCGACCGCGCGGCATGGGCCACCTATCGCCAAGCTCTCCGCGACCTGCCCCAGAACACCCCGGACCCGCGCTACCCGGTTTGGCCGGAGCCGCCGCAGTGATCGAGGTTGGGAACAGGGAACACGGCTTCGAGATCGCCGAGGCTGCCGGGTGCATTTTCAACCCCGCCGTCGACCAGGTCATCTCGGTTACCTCTGAAGGTAAGTTGCTTGGGGGTAACATCTACACTGGTTACACCGGGGTAAGTATCCAGTTGCACATGGCTGGCTTTCAGCCCAACTGGGCCAACAGAGATTTCCTCTGGGTGTCGTTTGACTACCCCTTCAACCAGCTTGGTTGCAGGAAAGTGTTTGGCCAAGTACCTGAGTCGAACACCAGAGCACTTGAAATTGACCTGAAACTGGGGTTTAAGATCATAGCGAAGATCGACGATGTCTTCCCCGACGGAGCGTGTCTTGTTCTCGCTCTCGCCCGCGAAGACTGCCGATGGCTGAACCTCAAACCTCGCGGGCTGCGGCCCGGATCGGAGAGATAGGACATGGGTGGTAAGAGCAAGGCGCCGGAGCCGCCAGACTACTCCGGCCTCGTTGCCGCGAGTGAAAAGGCCGCTGACTACAGCTTCCAGCTCGGCAAGGAACAGCTTGCCTGGGCCAAGGAGCAATATGCCAACGACAGTCAGATCGTCGAGCGCGTCGTCAATGCCGCGTTGGAGCGGCAGCAGCTCAACGACGAAGCCGCACTATCGGACCGCGAGCGGTATGAGAAGCGTTTCCAGCCTCTCGAAGACCAGCTCATTCGCGACGCCAAGGACTTCGCGTCTCCGGAACGTCAGGAGCTCGAGGCTGGCCGCGCTGCCGCGACGGTGGCCGAGAACTTCGACGCGCAGCGCCGCGCTGCCGCGCAGAACCTCGAAGCCTACGGCGTCGACCCGACCTCGACCCGCTTCGCCGCGCTGGACATGGGTTCGCGCGTGGCGCAGGCGGCCGCACAGGCTGGCGCTTCCAACCAGGCTCGCACGCAGACCGAGATGATGGGCCGGGCCATGCGCTCGGAAGCCATCAACGTCGGGCGCGGCTACCCCGGCCAGATCGCAGGCACCTATGGCACGGCTCTCCAGTCGGGCGCGGCTGGCGCGAACACCGCGCTGGCTGGCACCGCCTCGGGCGCGAGCACCATGGGCACCGGCACGCAGTGGACCGGCATGGGCATGAGCGGCCTCGGTCAGGCGGGCAACCTGATGAACATGGGCTACAACAACCAGCTCTCCGCCGCGCAGTTCAACGCGCAGCAGTCGTCGGGCATCGGCAGCCTGCTTGGTGCAGGTTTTGGAATCGCTACCCAGTTCTTCGAGGACGGCGGCGCGGTTACCTCCGGCGGTAACGTCCCGATGGAGGCATCGCCCTCGCGCGGTGCGGCCATCGACGATGTGGACGCCAAGCTGAATGCTGGCGAGTTCGTCGTGCCGAAGGACGTCGTGTCGTGGAAGGGCGAGGAGTTCTTCCAGAAGCTCATCGACGGTTCGCGCAAGTCGCGTCAGACGGCACCGGCCAAGCCGAGCTACGCCATCGCACCAGTGGGCGAACCCACCTTTGCATCTCGCCCCGCTCCCCGGAGTGCAGGCGCCCTTCCGACGGGGTAATCCATGAGCTTTGCCAACGAAGTCCGTGACTTCCTCGCCGGGTACCAGATGGTCACCGAGATGGGCGAGAAGAAGAAATCTCGCGAGCTCGACACCAAGCGTGTCGATGCGGACATCGAGTACAACAACGCCATCCTCGACCTGAAGCGCGAGGAGCTCGACCTTCAGCGAGAGAAGCTGGCCAAGGCCGCCGCTGGTGGCGGTGGTGGCGGACTGACGGCGTATCAGGCTGCCTCCCTTGGCATTCGCGAGCGCGAGCTGGCCCTGCGCGAAGCCGCCGCTGAAGAAGACAAGTGGTCCGGCGTCTATGAGGCGCTGCCCGGCGAGGATGTCGAGGTCAACCCCGACGAGTTCCTGACGCCGGAATACGCTGAAGGTGGCATGGTCGATGACGCTCGCAAGCGTCCTACACTCGCCACTGCCCTGCCGGTTGACGAGCCCGCCTTTACCGACCCGATGGGCAACACCACCGGTGCGCCTGACACCGCGCTCGCGCCCGCGCCAGCACCGGTTACCCCGAAGGTAACCGAGGTCAAGCCCGAGACGGCCAAGGCCGTCGAGTCGAAGGCCAGCGAGGCTGCCGGGCAGGCCATGCGGTCGTTCATCATCGAGAAGGACAAGCCCGCTGCCGCCATCGCCGATGAGCGCGAAGACCCCGGCCTCGACATCGCTGCCAACAAGGGCGGCATGTCGTTTCAGGAGTACGAGCAAGCGGTCAAGGCCATCGACCCCAACAACCAGATTCCGGCCTACATGAAGAGCGCCGCCACGCTGGCGGAGGGCTACAACTACTTCATGGAGAAAGGCCAGCCCGAGAAGGCTGTGCGCTTTGCCAAGCAGATCCTCGTCACCCAGAAGCAGATGTCCCAGACGCTCGGGAACCTCGCACTGAACGCGATGGAGCAGGGCGATGTCCAGAGCGCGTGCAAGCTGTTCAACGACGCCTGCAACAAGTTCCCCTCGGCCAACGAGATCAGCGTGCAGCCCGGACAGGCCAACTCGCTGGTCTACACCGTCAAGGACGCGGGCAAGGTCGTCGACCAGGGGCAGATGAACACCCAGCAGTTCTGGGAGCTGGCGACCGGCGTGTCGAACGGCTCGCTGTTCATCAAGCAGATGGCGCAGTTCGTGAAGGCCCAGCCGAAGCAGGATCGCGCGGTCGACTTCGACTCGGCGACGGCGACGACGGTCGAAGCCTACAACCAGTTCACCGCCGCACGCGACCAGTACCAGACCTTCGCTGACGCTGGTGACACCGACTCGGAAGAAGCCCGTGCCGCCTACGAGGCTGCCGTGCAGGCCCAGCAGGCGTTCCAGACTGCCGAGAAGCAAGCCCTCGCCCTCGGTGCCAAGGAGTACGGCGGCAAAGGGCGCTCTGGCCGCGACAAGGCCGCCGCAGCCCTGCGTCAGGCGATCAACGATGCCGAGAACACCGCCATGCCGTCCGCGCCGGAGGGATACGAGCCCCCGCAGGAAAGCGCGGTTACCGGCGAAGGTAACGAGCCCGAGCTCGCCTACCCGAAGTCGAAGGAAGAGTTCGACGCGCTGCCGAGCGGCACGCGCTTCGTTGACCCGAACGGTGTTCTGAGGATCAAGCCCTGATGGAAAACTGGTGGGAAGCCGCACCCGTCGCCGCCGACAAGGAAGAAGGTGGCGAGCAAAACTGGTGGGATGCAGCTCCCGTCGTCAAGGAGCGTGCTGACACCTCGACCATGGGTCGGATCGGCAAGGCGTTCGAGCAAGGCGATGCCCGCGCAATCAAGGGTGGGCGGGAGATGGCCCGCGACCAAGGAGCCGCTCTGGAGACGAGTGCTCTCGGTCGCGGCCTCGATGCTGCGCGCGACTTCGTCGACGAGAACCTTCTGAGCAATGATGACGGCACGCCCAACATGCTGGGGCGGGCTGCCAACTGGGCGCGCGGCGTCGGCGAGGAAAGCGATGGCGTTCCGCGCCAGCGTGTCGGCGGTCCCGATGTCACGGTCGAACAGCGCCGCGAGGCGATCCTGAACAAGGATCTGGGCGAAGCCTACACCAGTGCCCGTGGCGTGCTTGCCACCTTGGCTGCCGAGGGGTTCACGCCGAAGTCCTATGAGGACGTCAACGGCGTCGGCTCGTTCGCCCAGTTCGTCGCCGAGAACCTTGCGAGCTCGCTGCCGCAAATGGGTACGGCGATTGCCAGCGGCGGGTTTGCCCCGATGCTGAACACGGTCCTGCTCGGGGCCGAGGCGAACGACGAGCTCAAGGCGCGCACCGACCTGACGCTGGATCAGCGCGTGGCGGTTGCCACCGGCGCTGGCACCTTTATGGCTGCGCTCGACCAGTTCGGTCTGATCAAGATGTTCGGGCCGCTTCGTCCGGGCAAGCTCGCCGTGGACGCGCTCGACGGCAAGCTGGTCAATGTCCTGGCCAAGAAGGGCGTTCCCCTCGTTCTGGCGCGCACCATCGAGACGGCCATTGTCGAAGGCACCGTCGAATCACTTCAAGAAGCGACCGTCATGGGCGTCACCGCGCTGAGCGGTGGCGAGTACACCGCAGAGGAAGTGGCCGACCGGCTGGCGAAGTCCTTCACCGCTGGCGCTGCCGTTGGCGGCACCATCGGAGGCGTGACCAACACAGTCTCGCGCCCCAAGAAGGACAGCGGCGTATCGACGGGCAACACCGCTCCGGATCAGACGGCTGCGCTCGCTGGTGGCACGCCTGCTGCGACTGCCGCACCTGCCGCACCTGCCGTTCCTGACGAGGTTGCGGTGGCGCTCGACGCCACGCGCTCGGTCCTTGGTGCGCCCGCTGCTGCTCCCGCCGCTGCTGCTCCTGCGCCTGCTGCGCCCGCTGCTGCTCCCGCCGCTGCTGCTCCTGCTGCTCCCGCCGCGCCCGCTCCTGCGCCCGCTGCTCCGACTTACGCTGAATGGCAGGCGATGAGTCCGGACCAGAAGCGCCAGCTCGTCGAAGCTGGTGTCATGCCGCCTGCGCCCGCCGCGCCCGCCGCGCCCGCCGCACCCGCTCCGGAACCCACCGCCGAGAGCGAAGGCGACACACTGCCCACCGTGCCGGAAGCGCCCGAGACGCTCGAGGCTCAGGCGGCTGCGCTGGCTGACCGCAAGAACCCGCGCAAGGCCGTGTGGATTCCCGATGAAACCATCGCAGCGGGCGGCGTTGTTACCCCGAGCGGTAACGGCATCCGCGTCATGCCCCTCGATGGTGGCGTGCTGTACTGGAATCAGACCAAGACCGGTCTCGGTCCGTCCGGCATCAAGCAGCTCTACAATCGTGGCAACCTGGGGCAACTCCTGGGTCTTGGTCCGATCACCAAGGCGCAGGCCGCCGAGAGCGCAGCGCGGGGCAATGAACCCGTGGGCGTGGTCGAGCGTGCCGCTGACGGCACTGAGCTCAAGGCTGCCTCTGGCACTGTCGAGACCGCGCCCGAACAGCTTGCCGCGCTGGAGGCTGAGAAGTCGCCGGGCAGCACGGTACAGGTCGAGGCCCCGCAGAACGTGGTCGCGCAGCGCCTTGCCGCGCGCCGTCAGTCTGCCAATCCCGTGCGCCAGGTGGAGATCACTCCCGAAGTCCGCGCGCAATACGAACGCCCCGCCGAGCCGGTTACCCCCGAGGTAACGCCCGAGCCTGCCCCGGCACCTTCCCCGGCGGAACGCGCCAAGGAAGTCTCGCAGGCACGCAGCCAGGTCGAGGAGCTGCCGGACGGTCGCCGTGTCATCCGCCTTGAGCCCACGGCCGAGCAGCAGGCCCTCATCGACGAGGGTATCGACCGCGCCGCTGCCGCACGGTCCGCACCTTCGGATGTCCTGCGTCAGAATGTTGACCGCAGCGCGCAGATCGAAAGCGCCAACAAGGGCGAGTCTGAGACGGTCGAGGCCGAGCTCGCTGCCCGTCGTGGCTTTGCCGAGGACAAGAACGCCAAGCGCGAGGAGGCCGCCGTCGAGAACGCGGTCAAGACGCAGAAGCTCTTCGAGGACATGGCTCCGAAGGAGATCGAGAACATCCGGTCGATCCGCGATGCGGCTCTGGTCTATCAGCGGCTCGATGCCACGTTGAAGGAAGCCAAGAAGCGCGGGATCACCGTGATCAAGCGCGTGCTGCCCTCACACACCAACGCGCAGGCTTGGCTGTCGACCGTCGACAAGATGGCGTCGAAGCTGGCCCGCATGTCGAAGAACCCGACCGAAAAGACTCGCATCGCCGTCATGGGCGACCTTGCGACGTTCCTCTCCAACGAGTTCATCTTCGTCGACACCGGCGACGCCACGGACCTGCGTGCCACGCGCGCCGAAGAAGGCACGGCTGCGATGGCCCGGGGGCCGTCGAAGGGTGGCGCAGACATCACCGAGTCGGCTGCCGACGAGAATGCGGAGACCGGCGAGGACGCCCTGATCGCCAATGAAGAGGCGACCGAGAACGAGATCGAGTCGGTACCTGACGAGGTAACCGAGGAGACCGACGAGGAAGACGGCGAGCCTGATGTTCCGGAGGTTCCCGAAGCTATCCGCGCGCCCGACGTGCAGGCTGTCGACGATGACGGCACTCCAGCCGTGCGCGGGTTTGCGGAGCGCACCGCCACGGTCGAGACCAAGAAGAAGCGCGTGCTCGTCGGGCGTCAGGTGGCCGCTGGCGAGCGCAAGCGCATCGAGGGCAAAATCGGTGCGGCGATCCAGAAGCGGTTCAGCAAAGGGCTCAAGCCCACGCTGCCGACCTTCGCATCGTCCGTGCTGGAGCAGCTCACGCTGTCCGAAGTGGCCCAGGCTGTCACCAATGCACGGTTCCAGGCGGCGCTGATCGACAAGAACAAGATCCTCGCGCCCAAGGAGGCCCGGCTCCAGAAGCTCCTGTCGAAGGAGCTCTTCAAGACCATCAACTCGGTCGTGGGTTCGGTCGACGTCTTCGTCGTGTCGGACGCTTACTTCGACACGCTGGGCGAGCCCGACGGGATGGGCGTCTACCTGAACGACGCCGACATCATCCTGATCCGGGAGTCGGCCACTGGCGACTACAACGCCCTGACGCACATCATGCTGCACGAGGGGGCGCACGCCGCTTTCGAGGCTGCCATCGAGGCGAATCCCGAGCTGGCCGACCAGCTCGAGGAGCTGATGGCGCGCGTGGTCGATCACGCAAACGCCACCGGCTACACCGGCAGCAAGTACGGCTTCCAGGACATCCACGAGTTCCTGTCGGAAGCGTGGTCGAACCCGCAGTTCCAAGAGCTGCTGGCGAACACGCCGATCACCGCTGCGGACGCCAAGGCGCTGGGCATCAAGGGCACGATGGTGGGCAGCATCCGCAGCGCCATGTCGTGGCTCAAGTTCACCATCGCAAACTTCCTCGGCGCGCGGCAGGCGCTTACCCAGGCAGGTTACGCCTCCGACACCAAGACCGCGATGGACGCCGTACTCGACGTCGCGGGTCGTCTGCTGGACGTTTCGCCGCAGGCGCGGGCGGGCAACATCGCGACGGGCGGGATGCGCCCGGGCCTCAACATGGACCCCAGCCCCGACTCCATCGAGGGCAAGCTGCGCTCGCGCGGGCTGAGCCCGACGCAGGCCAAGAGCGTGGCGGAAGTGATCGCCAACGACTTCGGCGGCACGGCCACCGATGCGGACCTCGACGCCATCGCTGCGAAGATCGCGCGTGCGATGACCGGGCAGACCCCGTCTGCTGGCGGCAACACCGGCTCGCCCAAGATCGACAATGCGACCAAGGAAGCCGATAACCCCGCAGGTAAGGACGCCACCGGCTGGCGGGCGTTCCTCCTGAAGCTGCGCACGCTGGACGACATCGTCCGCACCTATAGCAGCCGCTTCAAGGACAAGCAGGGCAACGCGCTGGTGGACTACCTGAACGCCGTGTTCAGTTATGAGCCCGTGCGCCGGCAGGTCGAAGATCGCCACAACGTGGACTTCGCCGAGTTCGAGGACTTCCGCAAGGCGAACCCCGAAGAGGCCAAGAAGCTGTCCGATCTCATCACCGAGATCGCACCATTCGACGTGAACCTCGGCCCCAACGCCGACAACAAGCACCTCGACGGGAACGCCAAGGCGAACCTCCAGGCCAAGGCCCGCCTGCCGGAGCTCCAGAAGCAGCACGCTGCCCTGAGCCCCGAGGCCAAGGCGCTGCTGGAGAAGATGTCGGAGAACTACCGCCAGTCGCACAACGACGCGGTGCGCGGCGTCGTCTACAACACGCTCACTCTGCTCGACAAGAAACTGTCGAACAGCGAGGTCATGCGCCTCATGGAAGCGGCTGTCGAAGGCAAGCTGACCGAGGACGACAAGACCGCCATCGGCGATGACATGGTGTTCCAGACCCTCGTGAACGCCCGCGAGCTGCGGCTGCGCAAGGGGCTCTACTTCCCGAGCGTGCGCTTCGGCGACTTCGTGGTCACCACCGAGATCGCTGTCGACGATCCGGGCATCAAGACCGTCAGCCTGAAAGTCGGCAAGAAGGGCAAGGGGCCGGGGAAGACGGTCCCGACGGTTCCGGTTACCACCGAGGTAACGGGCGGCACCGTGCGCTTTGCCGTGGACCCCGATGTCCGTGGTGCCCGCACCGCGCTCGACCGCACCGTGTCCGAGTGGGTGTCCAAGCACGAACTCCCGCTGGCGTCCTACCGGATCAAGTACAAGGACCGCACCACCGGCGAGCTCGTCACCAAGTCGGGCCAGCGGTCTGACCGCGACTACGACTACGTCATCGAGGTGAACCTCCAGAACAAGGGGGTGCACTTCTTCGAGACGGAAGCTGACGCGAAGACCTTCGCGCGTGACGCGGCGCAGGATGTCATCAACGGCACCCTGACCGACGCCTCCGTGGTGATGTCCCGCCACAACACCCAAGACCTCGGCACCGTGATCAAGGGTTCGGTGGCGGAGGCGCTGATGCGTTCCTTCGACGCCCGCAACGCCGAAGACGATGGCACCAAGACCCGCCGCGCGCAGGCACAGGCGCTCCTTCAGGAGATCATCGCCCAGCAGCTCCCGGGCAATCGCTACGAGAAGCGGCTCCTCAAGCGCAAGAACGTGGCGGGCTATTCGGAAGAAGTCGGCCGCGCGGCTGCCCATTACGGTCGTCAGGTCGGCAACTACATCGCTGCCGTGCAGACCGGCCCGGCTCGCCACGAGGCGTTCGACCGCATCCTCGAGATCGAGCGGGAACGCGGCGGGCGCGACGGCGTGCTCAGCCAGGTCGTCAACGAGCTCCGCAACCGCGAGCAGGAAGTCGGCCAGCACCATCACACCAGCCAACTGGCTGACAACCTCGTGATGATCAACGGCTGGGACAAGCTGGCCTCGGCTGCGAACTGGATGATCAACGGCACCCAGGTCATCACCAACTCGCTGTCGATCCTCGGCGGGCGGCACGGCAACGGCGCGTCTGTCGCCGCGATCACGGCTGCCTACTCGAAGATCGGCACCGGTGGCACGCTCGCCCGGGGCATTCGCAACACGGCGACGGCGGTTACCCAGGTGGGTAACAACGAGCTCGACACCCAGGACATCATCGCGAACATCCGCAAGAACCTGGGGCAGAAGTACAGCGACCTGATGGACGCGCTGGTCGACACCGGCGACGTCGCTCCTGATGTCGGGATCGAAAGCGCCACCGTGCTGTCGTCGGGCGCAGGCAAGTTCACCAAGGGCGTCGCCAAGGTGGACCGCATCGTGCGGCAGATGCCCAGCACGATGGAAGCGATCAACCGCACGGTCACGGCTGTCGCGGCCTACGACCTCGCGCGCAAGGATGGCATGACCCACAAGGACGCCATCGCCTACGCGCAGGACGTCACCCGCCAGACGCAGGGTCGCTACGACCTCGCCAACTCGCCGGTCTGGATGCAGCGCGCGGGCATCCTGCGCTTCGCGCTCGTGTTCAAGAAGTACGCCCAGCTCCAGTACCAGCTCCTCGGGGACATCCTGCGCCGCGCGTTCAGCGGTGCCACGCCCAAGGAGAAGGCGGTCGCCGCCAAGCAGTTCGGTAACCTCATGGGTATCAACTTCGCCATCGGCGGGATGCTCGGGCTGCCGGGCATCGAGGCCCTCAAGCTCGTCTCGCTGGCGGGCATGGCGTTCGGTGGAGACGAGTGGGAGGAGTGGCAGGAGCGGTGGCGTGAAGGAGTGCGCGGTGTCGTCGGTGAGGACATCGAGCAGGCCATCAACAAGGGCACGCTGTCGAAGGTGCTGGACGTCGACCTCCAGTCGCGCATGGGCTGGCAGGATCTTGTCACTGGCTTCGCCCCGAAGGCGCTCGACCCCGAGGGCTTCACCTCGTTCATCGGCACGACGGTCCTTGGCGCTCCGGGCGGCATGGCGGTGGACATGCTGCGCGCCCGCGAGGCTTGGCAGGAGGGCGAGGTGCTCAAGGCGCTCGGCTTCATGATCCCGGTCAAGCAGGTGGTGGACGCCACCAAGACTGTGCGCGGCGTGTCCGAGGGCGAGATGACGGCGGGCGATGCCGTGCGTCAGGTCATCGGCTTCCGGTCGCTGCGTCAGGCCGAGATCAGCGACAAGCTCGGCTCGAAGATCAGGGACAGCAAGGACCGCCAGGCTGGCCGCGAAGGTCTCGAGAACGCTTGGATGAACGCGGACACGCCTGCGGAAGTCGCCAAGGCTGCCGCCGCCATCCGTCGCTACAACGAAGCCCTGCCGAAGGGCCAGCGCAAGATCAGCATCGACGCGCTGCGCCGCTACAAGGCCAACGACCGGGCACGTTTCAATTGAGGGCAACGGTGAGGCAGGGAATTGAAGGCGCCAGGACCAGCCGAGCGGTACTGCGTGGTGTGCGGGACGAAGTTCGTGCCGTCCAGGATGACCACCCAGTGCTGCTCGGAGAAATGCCGGAAACGATGGCGTTACCTCTCAGGTAACGTCTCGACCGCGAAAGCATACGAGACCCTCTCGGGGAACTGGGAGCGATACTACCGCAGACTGGTGAACAAGCGCGGCCGCAGCGAGACGCTGACGGTCGAGTACCTGATGGAGCTGCATGAGCAGCAAGGGGGGAAGTGCGCGCTGACTGGCGAGGAGCTGACTTGCAAGCTGATCTACGGCAAGAAGCAGTGGACGAACGCCAGTATAGATCGGATCGTGCCTGCGAAGGGCTACGTCCGGGGAAATATCCAGATCGTCTGCGCGGCTGTGAACATGTGGAGGGGTCACCTTCCACTGTCCGATTACATCAAATGGTGTAAAATGGTGGCTGAGAACAATCCGACGCCGAAGAGGAAGAAGAAAGATGGCTGAGAAGGGCGAGAAGCGAGACCCGAAGTCTCACCGCACGCCGACCCAGATTCGGCGTCAGGTGGATGGCTACAATGCCCGTCCTGAGAACGTGAAGAAGCGGGCGATGAACAACGCCGCCCGCCGCGAACTCATGAAGGAAGGGGTGGTGAAGAAGGGCGACGGCAAGGACGTCGACCACAAGAAGCCCCTTCGGTCTGGCGGCACCAATGCACGCTCGAACCTTCGGGCTGTGCCCAAGTCCGTGAACCGGGCCTGGGCGAAGAAGTAACCCCGGAGGGTTACTTCGCGACGACGTCTGCGCGTGCCCGCATGGCGGCGTTCTCGCGCTCAGCGGCAAGGGCCATGGCACGGCGCAGCAGCTCGCCCCGCGCCTTCTCGCCACGGCGGCGCAGGATCGACGAGAGCGTGTTCTTCTCGTAGCCCAGCGCGACCGACGCGGCTCGCAGGTTGTCGAACTTCAAGGGTCCGATGGTGAAAGGCTTGGGCTTACCGCCCCGGGTAACCGGACGCCCCTTGCCTGTGCCGAGCCCGACCGTGTCGAGCGTGCCCCGGTGCAGGGCCGAGTAGATGGTGCAGGGCTTCACCTTGATCGCTCTGGCTGCGGTCTTGACGCTCTTGTAGAGCTTGCCCCTGATCATGACCTGCATCAGCTCAGTCATCGGCGAGCACCTCTTTGGCGAGGTCGTACTCGATCTCCGCCGTCCTGATCTGGACGCCACAGACCTTGCACTGCTTGCGCCGCCAGATGGTGTGCAGCCATCCCAGCTTGGCGCTCCTCGTCTCCACCACCTCCATCCGGTGGCCCTTACCGCAGTGGGTAATGCTCGTCCCCGCTGGCCGGTCCTTCTTCTCAGACATCCTTGCTGTCCTCCTCTTGCTGCCGATAGGCCCAGCGCCGGATGGAGTTCACTTCGAGTTCGTTCTGCTTGGCCATGTACTCCACCAGTTCGAGCTGTTCCTCTGTGAGCCACCAGCGAGGGCAGGGCTTGAACCCTGCCAGCCGCAATGCCTGCGCGCCGAGGCTCTTGAGCTCGCTTCCGTTCGACATCGGTTACCTCAGAGATTCTCCGGGCGGCGCTTCGGGCGGATCGACGCCGACAGCGTCACCGTCTCCTCGCACAGCAGGTTGTGATCGTAGGGCAGCGTGTCGCTGACGGTCACCAGCGCAGCCTCGCACGTCTCCAGCGAGGGGTAGACGACGAACGAGCCCTGCCCATCGTAGGGGCCGCCCAGCATGGTGATCCACATAATAGTCCAGTATTCCATGTTCTCTCCTCAGAACTCGGGCTCTTCGCCGTTGCGGTAAAACTTGCCAGCGGGCTTGGGGTCCGGCGCGAGTTTGCCGGGGCGCGGCTGGCGCAAGATGGCGGGCTTGAGCTCCACCACGCCCAGCCGGTTCAGCTCAGCCTCGAGCTCCCATGGCGCCGCCGCCACGCTCACGGCCGAGCGGGGTAGATGACCGTCCGCCGAGCTTGTGAAGTTGCGGTTTGGAACCAGTACGGTTCGCTTGGGCATCATGTTCGACCTCCTTGATCCATTTGCGAATGTTCGACTTCCAGTTCTCGAAGGCGCGACGGTCCGACGGAGAATAGGGAGCCATGAAGAAGCGGCGGTTACCCCCGAGGGTAACCGTGATCTTGTAATGCGATGAACCGCTGGTGGTGATTTCCAGTACCTCGAGCCCGAGGGACTCGAGATATTCCAGGAAAGGCCGCAGGCGCTTCTGGTAGCTCATTCGAGGAACGCCGACAGCTTCGGGTGGTTCATGTCCAGCTCCACCAGGTGCTCCATGGCGCAGGCCATGTCGGTGCCGCCGCCCAGCTTGCCGTTCACCTTCTGGAGCCCGAACTCAGCTTCCAGCTTCTTGATGAAGGTGTGGCGGCTGTAGCCCCGCTCGCCCATCCAGCGCGTCAGGAAGGTGGACGAGATGCGGATCAGCTTGTCCTCGCGCCCGATCTGCACGGCGATCTCGCCCAGCTTGCTGGCGTCCACGAGAACCTGGATGGCCCCCTTGGTCGGCTTGCCCTTCGACACCCAGATGCGGTTGGTGATCAGGGTGTTGCGCGACCGGGTGTTGTTCAGGAACTCGGCGAGGATGGACGACACGGACATGTCGTTGTTCATCGACGTCGGGGATGCCTCGACCTCGCCGCGCATCTTCGAGAGAACGTCCAAGAGGAAGTCCTTGAGCGCGGGCACGTCGATGTTGGTCAGGCCGAGCTCGTTGGCATAGTCCGCGCCCTTGAGGATGACGGTGATCGTGGCTGCCCACATCCGCTCCTCCTGCTTGACGCCGATCTCGCGACAGATGTCGTCCTGAACCGAGGCGACCTCCTGCTCGATGCGCTTCCAATTCAGGCCGAGGAACTTGGCGTACATCATGCCAGCGTGGCCGTAGTTGTCCTCGAGCTTGCCGGCGAGGCGCTGCACGGCCCCGACGTCGTGAGTTACCTGCTCAGGTTTCGGCACGACGTACTCGAACAGGCGGTGCAGGCCAGCCGTGGTGGAGCCCACCTCGCGCGCCATGCCGTCGATGATGGAGTCGTTGGACGCTGACACCAGCATGGTCTGCCAGGTGCCGCTCATCTTGAGCGTGGCGTCGGCGTTCATCCGCGTCTTCTCGCGCCCGCCGGTCAGGTCAAACACGATGGAACAGAACCGCTTCACCTGCTGCTCGGACTTCAATTCGTCCCAGTAGACCGGCAGCGACCTGATCTGACCCATCTTGCCGAGCACCGAGTTGGTGGTGTCGTTGAGCGCCTGCATCGCCAGCACGGGGTGGCCCCAGACCGCCTGCGAGCACTTCATGGCGGTCGTCTTGCCGATGCCGGACTCTTGGCTGTAGGCGTTCATGATCAGACCGGGGAACCCGGTGAATTTCACCAGCGGACCAGCGAAGGCCACGGCGAGGATCGCGTTCAGCGAGGGGCGGTTCTGCTCGTAGACGATGCGGGCGAGCTCACGCCACGGAGCGATGTCGCCCTTCGGGGTGTATTGGTACTGGAGGACCGGATTGGGGTTGGCCGCAGGGCGGTCACCATCCTTCATCCAGACGCGGGAACCGAAGGCGAAGCCCTCGATCTTCCCGTCGACCACCGACCATCCGAAGGGTGCGGCAGAGATCACGCTGTCCTTCTGGGTCTGAAGTTTCTGAAGCCAGCTCACGAAGAACTCCTTGAGGATCTTGTACTGCTTGTCTGTGAGGAAGAAGCCTTTCGCACCGAGGTACTTGTTGAACCCGTCCTTGGCGAAGATTACCTCGGCAGGTACCTCCACCGTGTGCTTGCGCCCGGTCTCGCCCCGCGTGGTGAAATGGAAGGTCCACGGGTTGTTGGAGAGCCAGCCGTTCAGGATGGGGTAGTGGCAGATGGGGATGGTCGTCACGACGCCATCGTCATCGACGTGCCGATAGAGGATCAGCCCCTCGGCGCTGCGGGCGTACTTCTCCGGCAGCGTGTTGTCGGGCTGGTCGTTGGCGGCAGGCAGGGCGAAGTTCAGCGGCGACTTGTTCTGCGCCAGCAGGGGGCAGCCCTGACACTCCTTCGCGCCGTAGGCTGCGATCTTCTGGCACTTCGGCCAGCCCAGGTCGCGCTTTTTCTGGTTGGCGACGACGCGGTCGTAGAGCTCGTCCGTGTCCTTCGGCCGATAGCCCGGGTGCTGGTTCGACATCAGGTGGAACGCATCGCGCCCGTCCTCGACGAAGGTCGCGATGGAGGCGGTCATGAACCAGAGCGGCTGCGGGTTGTCCTTGCCACCGGTGCCGATGGTGCGGGCGATGAAGCCGCACTGCTTGGCGATCTCGGTGATCTGGAGTTCCTGGTGCGGCGCGCTGGTCAGGTTGGCCCCGAGATCGTCGTTGGCTTCGATCTTGGTGGTTACCCTCGGGGTAATCGCCTGACGGTAGGGCTCGAGCACCGATGCCATGGTGTCATAGGTCGTCTCGGCACCAAGGCTCATCAGGGTGACGGGCTTGGGCTCCCCGCTCTTGCGGTTGAAGGTGTTGGGGACGCGCAGGATGCGGGCGCTGTCGATGGTGCACTGGCTGTCGGTGATCAGCCCTTGCTGCTTGGTGGCCTCGGCAAGGGCGAAGGCGACCACCTGCCATTCAGCGGGTGCGAGGTCGCGCTCCACCACCCAGTGGGCGTGGAAGCCGCCGGAGCCTGACGCCACCACGGCGGTCGGGATCGGTAGTCCCACCGCGTCGATGAAATCCTTGAACGCCGCCAGCGCCGTGCGCGTGTCGGGGTAGGCTTCCTCCTTGACGTCGACGTCGATGAAGAACGAGCGAAGGCTGACGGCATCGTCAGCGAGGCGCAGCGCCTTCTTGTACTTGTTGCCCTTGCCGGAGGTCTTCTCCTCCATCTTGGACTGGAGCGACATGCAGACATAGATGTCCTTGTCGCCCATCTTGTTGACCCAGTTGATGGTCTTGATCGCCTCGTCCACGGAGGCGCAGGCTCGACCATCCCAGAATCGACGGCCCTCATCGGTCAGGCCGGACCAGTGGATGTTCAGATAGGCCGACCCATCCGGGGACGGCTGCGGGATCACCCTGCTCAGAAATTGGCGCGCGTGCTCGACCACGGCGTTCTCCGTTCCAGAAAATAGAGAGGGGGCAGGTGTTGCCCGCCCCCTCGGTCCGCGTCTCAGAGGATCTTGTCGAGCATGTCGTCGAAGGACGACGGCACGGTGCCTTCGTTACCCACGGGGGTAACCATGGACGGCTGGTCGTCCTCGTCTTCCTCGTCGGCCTCAGCGGCGGCGAGCGCAGCCAGGCGTGCGGCTTCGGCGGCAGCGGCGGCAGCCTTGCGCTTCTTCTCGGCCTTCGCAGCGGCCTGAGCGTCAGTCTGGGCACTGGGGGACGCCGGTGAGGCCGCAGTGGTCTTCGCCTGCGCCGGGGCAGACGGAGCGGGGGTAGCCACGGCAGCAGGCTGCTCGAAAGGCGTGGCCGGGGGCTGCTCGAAAGGGCTGGACGCCACCTGCGCCGCCTGCGGTGCAGCGGACACAGCCGTCTCGGCCAGCACGGTGCCGACGCGCTTGTCGTCACGCAGCGCCTTGATCTTCATGGCCTCGGCATCCGTCAGCGGGCGGATCGCCTGGAACACGAACTTCGGGTAGGCTTCCTTCGGGTCGAAGGACACGCGGGTGGCGACGGCGTAGTAGGGGTAGTTGTAGCCGTTCAGCAGGTCGCCGTATGCCTTGAGGTCTTTCAGCGAGGCGGCGGGGATACGCAGCAGCATCGGACCACCGAAGCGGTCGTTGTCGATGTCGCCCACCGGGACGACGGCAACACGGCGGCTGTCGGCGCAAGCCTTGCCCTGCTTACCTGCCTCGGTAACCCGCGAGCCCCAGGCGTTCATCGGGCAGTCGGCGCAGGTGGTGTGGACCTTGTTCTGCACCGAGCCGTCGGGCGTGACGCCGTTGGCCGACCAGCAGTCGGGAGCCGCGCTGGAGCCCTCGACGTAACCGCCCTTGTAGAAGATCTTCGACACGGCGGGCGACGCCTTGACGATCACGACCTCGATGGAGTTGCGCGGGCCATCGCCATCCTCGCGCATCAGGACTTCATCGGTGGTCTGGTAGCGCAGCGACCAGACCTTGCCCTTGTAGCCGATCACGCCATAGGACGACGAGACGCCAGCGCCGAGCTCATCGTTGGAGCCCTGGGGTGCGCCGCCGAACACGGACGAGACGGCGCCAAAGCCTTTCGGCAGGGAGAGTTCAGTAGACATGGATGTTACCTCTGAGGATTAGAGCTGAGTGCGGCCGGGCTTGAAGACGGACCGGTTGACCGCCATGAAGCCCTGCTCGATGTGGGTGCGGGCGATGGCGAGCCACCGCTTGTCGGTCTCGGGGTTATCCGCCAGCAGGTCGAGCTGCCGGAGAACCCCTTCCTCGATGCGCTTGTTCTGGTTGACCAGAGCGACGTTGGCCTCGTTCTGCGGGGTGTACCCGGAGACGGGCAGGGGATTGTGTTCGGGCATGGTTACCTCTTGGGGTTATGCGCGGCGGACGCCGACGAGATAGGTCTGGCTGTAGTTGACGCCGGGCGGGGGCGTGCCCTCAGCCTTGATGAAGTCCTCGACCGCGTTGGCGTTGGCCTTCCAGTCGACGACGTCATAGGCGCCGTTCTCGATGACCCAGCCACGGAACAGGTCGCCATCCGCGATGGAGGCCGACTTCTTCGTGGTGCGGTAGACGGTGCCGGCGGACGTCTTGACGCTCTCGCCGCCGAGGTCGTTCAGGCGCTCGAGCATCTTGCCGTTCAGCTTCTCGAGAAGCTCTCGAGCACTGGCGGTCTTCTTCTTGTGCGCGTCGTCCGCTTCCTTGATGCGGTCGCGCAGCCTGACGTACTGCGAGACGAGCTCGTCGACGTTCTCGGGAAGCGGAATCTGGCTGATGTCGACAGTGGTGGTGTCGGACATAATTACCTCCATGGGTTACTCGGTTGCGTCCGCGAACATCTCGAGGAGAGTGTTCTGGACCTTCTGTTTTGCACGCAGCTTGGCGTACATCCGCTGCTCAGCTTTCGTGGCGCTGAACATGAGGATCTGCTGTTTGTGCTTCTGGCCGACACGGCGGATGCGCGCGTTCGCCTGCTCGAAGATCTCCAGGTTCGGCATGGGCGCGAACCAGATGATCGTGTCGGCAGCCGTCAGCGTGAGACCGTGGGCCATGCACTGGGGGTGAGCCACCAGCACCTTGATGGCGCTGGAGTTCTGGAAGAGGTTGAAAATCTCGTCGCGGTCGCCCTTGGGCGTGGCACCGGAGATGGCGCGGACGTCGTAACCTTCCGAGGTAAGGCGCTTCTTGATGCCCTCCAGCGCGTGGACGAAGGGCACGAAGACGATCACCTTGCGGTCGGTGGAGTTGACGGCATCGACCAGCGCGGTGAGGCGCTCCTCGTTGTCGAGCGTCACCACCTGACCATCGCGCGTGTAGATGTAGCCGCACGAAATCTGGAGCAGCTTGTTCAGCACGGCCCCGGCGTTCATCGCCGTGATCTCCTGCGACTGGATCATCACATGGGCCTGATTTTCCATGGTCTTATAGACCTTGGCCTGCTTCGGCCCCATGTCGATGTCGACGGTGCGCTCCACCAGCTCGGGCAGCTCCACGACGTCGTCCAGCGTGAAGCGCACGGCGGGCTGCATGACCTCGAAGACGCGGTCGAGGGCGTTGTGCTTGGGTGCCCACTTGAAGTTGGTGATCTTGTTCATCACCTCGTCGCGGAACCGGTTGAAGTACTTCGGCACCGTGTGCGGGGTGATGATCGTGCACTGCGACCATGCGTCGGTCGGCTGATTGGGCGTCGGCGAGCCGGTCATGCCCCAGGCGTACTTCATGCCTGCCGCTACCTTGCGGGTAACCTTGGTGCGCGTGGCGGTGCCGTTGCGGTAGACCGCCAGCTCGTCCAGCACCATCGTGTCGATGTCGGGGCGCTTGGCGAGCTCGTCCGCGATCACGATGAGCCCGTCGTGGTTGATGATGTAGACCTCCGCCTCGGGGTCGGAGAGCTTCTGGAGCCGCTTCTGCTTGGTGCCGTGGAGCACCTGCACCTTGACGCCGGGGAGCGTCTGGAAAATCTCGCGCGCCCAGGTGAAGTTGAGCGTGGAGAGGGGCGCCACGACGAGGAGTTTCCCTGCCTCGCCGCGACGGTTGAGGTAGCGCCACGACCAGAGCGAAGCCTTGGTCTTGCCGGTCCCCATGCCGTTCAGCACGTAGGCGCGCTTGTTCATGGTGAGCATGGCGGCCGTCTTCTTCTGGACGTCGAAGGGCTTGCCGCCTTCCCAGTCGTACTGGGCGAGGATGGGTGTCGGAACCGACAGCCCGAGATTTCGTAGAAGTTTCGTCTCGTCGATGCCGTGCCGGATCAGCATGAGATCGTTACCGTTCAAGGTAACGCGCTTGGCATCGGGGAAGAGGTTGGCGAGATCGGAGCGAAGGGGGACGCCGACGACGCCATGCTTGGGGCTGACGTGGATGGTCATTAGGAGTGGTGGTCCTTCAACCAGTGTTCGAGTTCCGTGGTGTCTCCGTCTATGACGAAGGCTTTTCCGCCGCTCCTTTCAATCGAAGCGATCATCTGCTTTTGCCGTAGCGTCGGCTGCTTGCCGGGCGCCTTGGTCTCAATGGCAAAAAACCTGCCGAGGTAACACCCCATGTAATCGAGGGTGCTTTCCCCGAATCCCGAAGGCACCGGCATCGTGTACCATACCCCCGGCGTCGCTTTTAGCAAGCCAGAAACCTTACGTTTTACCTTGCTCTCGGGTGTCTCTGCCATGGTATCTATATAATTACTTGAAGGTTACTTGTCAACCTCTTTGTTAAGGATTGAAAAGGGGGGTCGGTGGGACGACCCCCCTTACGAATCCACCGGCAAGGAGGTGACCGGCTCTTCGCTGTCGGAGTTAGCAGGTGCGAAATGTGAACCCAGTCCCGCAGGCACTCCCGACTTACCGCTGGCCTTTGCCCGGCCAGTCAGGGCAGCTCAGACCCCGTGATGGGGGCACTGTGTGACAGGGCACCACTTGCGGCACAGGTAGCCAGGCTTCGGCGGGAAGTTGGCACCCTTGTGCGCGGCCTCGAGCGTCTGCACGCGGGGCAGCACGCCGTTCCACACGTTGACCATGTCCTCGCGGGCGAAGTCGGCGCGCGTGGTGGCGTCCTCCTTCAGCCACACGAACTCGGTCCTGATCTTCTGGATTTCCGGATGGTGCGAGAACACGCACTGCGCCATGAGCGCGAGCTGCACGCCGTCCTCGAGGATCTTGCCCGTCTTCCAGTCCAGCACGATGGCGACCGGACCGACGACCTTGATGACGTCGGCGATGCCGCGATACCAAGCATCCCGCCCGAACCACTCGGTCGGAGAGAAGTCCTGCCGGATGGCGAGCTGCTGCTCGACGAGGATCTTGCCCGTTACCCCGCCGGTAACCTTGTCCACCCAACCCTGCACATGACCGAAGTGCTTCGGCAGCGGAGCCTTGCCCGAGATCGCTTCCGCCAGCGCCTTGTGGATGGCGTTGCCGTAGGCGAGCTGCTCGCTCTCCTCTTCCTTGACCGTCTTCTCGACGTCCACATGGAAGTACCGCTTGGGGCAGCTCTCGTAGTTCTTGAGCTTGGAGTAGCTCCACGAGAAGGGTTTGGGCTTACCGCCCGAGGTAACGAGTTTCATCAGATGTCCAATTCGAGCTGGGTCTGGTACCCGACCATGCGGACACCTGCTTGGGCGAACATGTCCGCCGAGGCTTGGAAGGAGAGTTCCCACTCAGGGCGGGGCTTCATCAGCGGGTGCACGACCGTGCTGATCCCCGACTGGATGATGGCGGCCGCGCAGTTCGAGCAGGGGCAGAGCGGGTAGACGTAGACCGTGCATCCGTCGAGGCGCTCACGCGATGCGAGGATGGCGTTCATCTCGGCGTGGACGGTGCGGAGCAGCTTGTCGTCGCGGGTGGTATAGGTGTCGTCGACGCCGCGCGGGAAGCCGTTGTAGCCCAATGATGCGATGGTGCGATCAGGCCGGACGATGACGGCACCGACCTGCGTGCCGGGGTCTTTGCTCCAGGATGCGACGTGGGCCGCGAGGTCAAGGAAGCGTGCGTCCCACTTGGTTCCAAAACTCATATTACCTCTCGGGGTAAAAGGCCCCCCGATTTCTCGGGGGGCAGTTGCAACAGGGAGGTTGGTGACTATGCGGCGGCACTCGCTCCGCCGAAGCCCCCGTCACCAAGGGGCGTCTCCATGGTCTTCGACGACTCGAGGACGACCGAGCGGCTGTCGGCCTCCAGCCAGTAGCCAACGTCGCGCCGAGACTTGATCTCGACGGACGAACCTTCGAGGCGACGGCGCAGCCGGTGCATGGCGACCTTGGCGTCCTTCGTCAGGCGCGTGTCGATCTCGATCATGCGAGCGGTCACCACATGGTTTTGCGCCAGCATGAGTAGGATCTTCGCCAGCGAGGGCGGAAGGTCGTACTTCATTTGAAGGGCCATCAGTTCAGTCACGCCAAATCTCCAGTTCTTTATCTTCGAGCCGTCCGGCAGCGATCAGCGCCATGATGACGGTTGCGACTATCCCTCCGGCCATGAAACCGGTAATCCACACAAGGACGGTAATCATCTTCTCCGTGAGCTCCCGTGGTGAGGGCACTCAAGAACAATATGATCACTGATCAACAGTCAACCGCCCCATTTCATGTAATTATGTAGAAACCCGGTAATAACCTGTCAAGGTAATTCTTGTTATATACTGGTTTGGTGGTGGTTTGGCGGGGGTTTGATGGGGGTTTCCCCCCATCAGGTCACTTCGCTTCGCCGTAGGAGGGGGCGACATCACCCTCGGCGTCGAGCGGGATATCCACACCCCAGTTCGGGCGGGTGCACATTTCCTCGTGCACGACGCTCAGAACCGAGTCGGCGATCTGGTCCTCGACGACGTAGACGAGTTCGTCGTGGACCTGGAGGTGGAGCTGCTGGCCGATGCGCTTGCGGACCCTGACGGCCGCATCCATCACGCAGATGCGGGCGAGCGCCTGCACGATGTTCTCGAGCATCTTGCCGCCGTAGAGGTACTTGGGCTTACCTCCGTGGGTAAACCACCACTGGCCATCCTTGTTCTGGAGGTCGTGATAGTTGAGGTAGAGCCCCGACGGCAGCCGGACGCGCTGATACTCGAACACCAGCGGGCCGAGCGGCACCGAGCAGTTCTTGGACGTCATCTGCGGGATGAGCGCGTCGAGCGTGCGCCACATCTGCGGGATCTGGGAGTAGGTGTTGCGGTACGTCTGGATGACCCGCGTGGCCTCCATGTCGTCCAGCTTCACCTCCTGCCCGACCTGCGCCTTGGACTGCATGGCGACCGTCTTCTGGAACTTCGACCAGCCCAGCCCGTACTGAAGCCCCAGCACAGCGGTCTTGCCGATGAAGCGTTCGACGGGGTGGGTCTTCTTCTTGACCTCGTAGCCGAACACCCGCGAGGCGAACGACGAGTAGACGTCCTCCTTGTTGGCGAAGGCGTTGGTGAGATCGACAGCCCCGCAGAACCAGCCGGCGATGCGCGCCTCGATCTGGCTGGCGTCACAGGCGACCACCTTGTAGCCATCCGGTGCCTTGATCGCTTTTCTGATGGTGCCACCGCGAGGGAGGTTCTGCATGTTCATCTTCCAGTCGCCCGAAAGACGATGCGTGTGGGCACCTGAGTAGCGGAGCGGCATCGGCAGCAAACCTTGGCGGTTACCGGGCCAGGTAAGCTGCGAGATGGCGATGAGGCGCTCGGTGCGCGTCTCCTCGATGGTGGACTTGACGCCAAGGCGGGCACTGACGAGAGCCTGCACGTCGGTGTTCTCGTGCTCCTCAAGGTCGATGAACGCCGCGTCCGTCTTGGCGAAGGCGTAGGTCTCCTTGCCGGTGGTCAGGGAGATTTTGGTGGGCGGCTCCACGCCCAGCGCCCGCAGCGCCTCGGCGAACCTGTCGTTCGACATGAGGTCGTCGCGAGATGCCAGCCCGCAGCGCGCCAGCAGGGACTCCTTGGACGCCCTCACATGGTGCAGGTGCTCGGCCAGCATGGTGGCGTCGAGGACAAACCTCGGCTTGACGGCGCAGCGCAGCACGGTGTCCATGACCGCGATCTCGCCTGCCGGGAAGCCCTGGTCGATGAGTGCGCGGTAAATCTTCCAGCAGAGCTCGGCGTCTGTCTTGGAGTACTCGGCGTACTCGTCGTAGAAGCCAGCCGCGCGGATGGCGGCGGTGTTCATGCCAGCCACCTTGTAGACGGTGTCGCCCTTGACCCCGAGACCCAGATGCGTCGCCACGCTGGCGAGCGCGAGGGACTTGAGCTTGTGGGCGAGCCACGCCCGGGCCATGCCCAGCGTGTCGATCATCAGGTGGGGCACATAGTTGAAGCGCCACGACAGGATGCACATGTCGAACAGCGCGTTGTGCGAGATCACCGCGACCTTGTCGGGCAACCTCGCGAGGTAACGGGCGAGCTCGTCGGACGTCAGCCAGAACGGCTCGCCTTCACCCTCCTTGACCGCGCAGCCGATCACCTCGAACCTCGGGTCTTGGATGTACTGCACCGGGGTCATCTTCCGGAGCGAGTACTCGTTGTCGTAATAGGTCTCGAAGTCGAGGACGATCTGCTTCATTCGGTCTTACCTTGCAGGGTTACACATTGCGGGCGCGCGGCCCGATGGCAGTCTTCAGGGCCTCGATGCGGGTGGACAGCGCACCGATCTTGTCGCGCAGCTTGTTGTAGTCGCGCAGCGAGGCAAGCGCCTTCTGGATGTCGTCGTGGCAGGACTTGGCGACAGCGGCGGCTTCTTCGGTCCACTCTTTGAAGTCGGCATCCAGAGTCTCGAGCTCCTCGTTGCCGCCCTCCGGACCGAACAGTTCGTCCCTGATCTGGGCGACCCAGCCGAACATCACGCCGTTGCCGATGGCCTCGGCCACGGTCTTGTCGGTCTCGCCGCCGGTGTAGCGCCCTGCGCTGGTGTCATAGACCTCGGTCAGCAGGCTGATGATCTGGCGCTTCTGCTCGCGCGAGGGCTGGCGCAGTTCCTCGGTGGCGGCGGGGGTGATCGCCACGACGTTGTCGTTCGCTTGGGTCATGATGGGTTCCTCCTTGTTTTTGATGGGCTGGTCGCCACGGCGCTTTGCTTCGCACTCGGGGCAGCGCAGCACGCCCTTGATGTATGACCAATTGTTCTGGGTCAGGCGGAACACCACCTGCCCCTCGTTCACCTTGAAGCCCGCGTGGGTCTTCTCGTAGTCGGCGCGAACCACTTCGCTGTGGTCGCAGATGTCGCAGACGGCCGACGCGCTCGACGTCCTGTCGCCTCGCTTGGGTAGCGAGTTGATCGCCATGGGTTACCTCCTGGGGTTATGGATGCCGCCCCCGTGAGAGGGCGGCATGGTTTCACTTCTTGTCCGTGAGGAACCAGCCCAGCGCCCCGGTGACGAGGATGAGCACCGCGTCGCCGACGACGCCCAGCGCGGCGGAGAGCAGGATGCCTGCCGCAGTCAGGGTCACGAGGATTTCGCGCCCCTTGGCCTTGAGTTGGTCCAGCATCAGGCGAGATACCGCTCGGGGGCCAAGCCCATGGCCTGCCCGATGGTGCGGAGGACGCCCATCTCCTTGGCGCCGATGTCGCCGTCAGCCGCCGCCACGTCGATGGCGATGACCAGCAGCATTTCGCAGTCCTCGGCGGAGGACTTGGCCTTCACGTCCTCGACCTCGCGGCGCAGACCCAGACGCCCGGACATGCCGGACTTGGCGCGCTTGGCCTGCTTGTCGAAGGCCGTCTCGATCTGGGTGCCGGAGAACGCCTTGGACAGCGTCTCATGGTTCAAGAGGCGGTCCAGCGCCACCGCCGCTTCGTCGTCAGACAGGTCGCCGTCGGCAGCACCGACCAGAACGCAGGCCGCGCAGATGCCTTCCAGCAGGTCGGTCTTGCCGTTCAGACGAGACGCGCCGCCGGTGAGTTTCTCCTTGAGTTTTCCAAACATGGTAGTTCCTTCCGTGGGTTGGTGTTGTGAGCGTGGTGCTCGAGATGAAGCCCGGTGAACGGCTGCATGTCGGGCAGCACGGTTACCTCTCTAGGTATTGTTGACGCAGGGGTCGGTTACCGCTAGATTCTGTGTCGACCCTCCGTGGGGTTCTCGCTATGGCGAGCGGCGCCGGACTCTGTGGTGGAGGGCCGGCGCCACTTTTTTCAGACGAAGCGTGCGCCCTTGGTGACGTCGCCAGCGTAGAGCGGGCTCGGACGGGCGGGCTCACCTCGCGCCGGGCTGTTGACCGTCACGATTGCGTGCTGCGCGGGGGCGGTCACCTCTGGTGCGTCCTTGACCAGCGCGGTCGAGTTGACGATGGCCGAGATTTCGAGGAGCCGCTGCTTGATCGACTGCGGCAGGCGGGGCAGCGATCCGAACTTCTTGGCCTGAGCCACCTTCTTGGCGCGCTTGGTATTGGTGTCGTCGTCGCTGGAGTGCAACGATGCCATGATGGTCGGTAGGCAGGGCAGCATGACCCGCATGGCGGCCGCATCGCCGCACTGCTCGTTCAGCATGGAGACAGCGTCCGTGACGTCGCCGAACGCATCGCCGAATCGTGTGCGCTCGTCGATCCAGCCAACGATCTTGGCAAGGACGTCAGGGGGGCAGGTGGGCTGGATGCCCATGCCTGCGTACTGCGGGATGATGATCGGGGCGTTACCCGTGAAGGTAAGGACGGCGGCGTATCGACTGCCGGTGGTGGACGCCAGCGTGGTGCCCATGCTGTTCTGCCCGACGAAGCCGACGAGCTCCTGCACGTCGCGCAGCTTCTCGACATGCTCGGGGTTGATGAACGCGGCGATGAACTCGCTGGGCGAGAGCACCAGCTTGGTGCGGGCGAAGAACATCTCGGCGACCTGCCGGATGTTGAACTCGATGTCGCTGATGATGCGATAGGAATAGACGGCCATGGGTTACCTCCGTGGGTAAGGGTCAGCGGTCGGTGGTGGCGACCAGGATTTCACCGATGAGGGTCTTGGTTTCCTCGAGGCGGCGAATGGCGGCAGCCCGCATTGCTGCGTTGCTGCGAAGTTGTGGTGGCTCGGTGGTGGCGAGCGAGGCGAGCATGTTGGTGACTTCGGTCAGGCGGGGAGCGAAGGGCTTCATCCGCACGACCTGCGCGGCGTAGAAAACGACCGTGTCCCAGTCACCGATCTCGGACTTGACCAGCGCCAGTCGGATGTGGCGGCGCGCGTCCTGAAGCCATGCGCGTTCCGATGGTGTCATTCGGTCGGCCCCTTCCAACGGTCATCGAGGTCGGGCCGGTTGTGCATCATCCACAGCAGGAACATGACGCAGCAGGCGGCGTGGGCGGCGTGAGGCAGGCCGGACTCGGGGTCGATGTCCTCGCCACGGTTGATCGCCATCAGGTGGCGCATGGCAGCACCGATCAGGCGGGAGAAGCGGATGCCGCCGCGCCAGTTGTGGGCGGCGTACTTGCGGGCACCGAACGCCAGCACGAGCGCGGTCTGTTCGAGAGCGTAAGTATCCAGAAGGTCGACGGGTGGTTTCTCGGAATCGAACTTCTGTCCGGCTTCCGTCCAAGAATCATTCATGTGTTACCTCGTGGTGGCGGGTTAGCTAAGCAACAGACCGCACTCGCCACAAGATAATACTATGTAAACCTACGGTCAATACTTATGTTACGGGGACGTAACCTTGAGCGGTTACCCATAGATCAGGGCGTGCACCGCCTTGATCTTGTCGTGGGGGACTTTGTGCGCGAAGACGTCGATCATGTAGAGGGGGCAGCCGGAGCGGGCGTTGCGGATAGCCGTGTCCCTGTCGTAGATACGCTGCCACATGACCTTGGGGTATTTGTAATCGGGCAGGGGGTACATCTTGTACAGACCTTCGAGCGCAGCAGCGAAGGCTTTGTGCTTGTCTTGGTCCGATGGTGTCACGATTACCTCCAAAGGTTATCCGTAGAGCAAGGCGTAGACACTGTTCAGCGCCTCGGTTGGCAGATTGCACGCGCCGGCGATCTCTTTCCGCCTCATGTCGTGGATATTGATTTCCCATTGCAAGAACTGCTTGCCGCCGTGTCCGGTGACCAGCGTCTCAGCGCGCAGCGCGCGGCTATAGTACTCGCGGCTCATCCTCTTCTTCATGAGCCACTTCAGGCGCTTCAGCTTCTTGCGGTTGGTGGGGTAGGGTAGCGGCGGGAGCGGGTGCTGGAGGCACAGCTCGTCGAACGCTGCGGCAAAGGCGGCGCGCTTCTCATCCATGACTTACCTCACGCGGTAAGCCGCCGCGCCTTGCGGCAGTCGGGGTTGTTCAGGATGAAGTCGTAGTACTTCGTCCAGAACTCATAGTCCCTGATATGGAAAATCCACAGCGACTTGCTTGCGACCTGTATCACCGGGGCCTTTGCAAGGACGGTCCCCTGGGGAACGATCTCGTCGGGTGCCGCCAGCAGCAGGGGCGCCACGAGCGGGGCGAGATACTTGCGCTTGGGCACCTCGACGTAGCCGAACTCCCACCCGGGCTTGGCCAGCTTGACCCACTTAGCGGCGTTGTGGTCCCACTGATACGTCGTCTCGACAACATGGCAGCGGATGAACGGCCGCTTCTGTTCCTTGGCGAGCTTGCGGCAGGCGCGGCGCACTTGGAAGGCTGCGATGTCCTCGGGCTCGTAGCCGTTGAGCGTGAAGGGATCGTAGAAGCCCGTCGCCATGAAGCGTTCGAGGGGCAGGCGCACGCTGTCGATGGCGCGGTTGAAAACCTTGGAGGTGTTGAGGTCCATGATGTTCGAGGAATGGAGGGTGGCACCGGACCCAGGATCGGGACCGGCGGTGCTTACCTGGCGGGGTTACTCGGACCCCAGCGGCCACTCGCCAGCGGGGATGCACCACGCGCGGGCGGCGGTCGGGGCGCCGAGCTCCGTGCTACGCAAGGCGGCTTGGCAAGCGTCCTCGGTGGGCATCTCGATGAAGGTGGGCTGGCCACCGTACAGGTTCATGATGATGAGGAACCAGGTCATGTCATTCTTCCTTGGACTTGTAGAATTGCGAGTGGATAGGGCAGGTCAGCGGGATGAACACCACTCCCTTGCCGTTGTGGGTGGAGACCTGGCAGGTGCAGCCGAGCGCGATGGCTTCCGGCGTGGAGCAGGGTGGGGTTGTCATGGTGTTACCTCTGTGGGTTAGGGCATGTTGCCGATCTTGATGCCGAGCACATGAGCGCATTTGCTCAGATCGCGGATGGCCCAGTCAGCGTTGTGGTGGACCTGCTGCACCGCCAGCATCCCGAGCGGGGTCTGGCCGTCGGTCGTGTCGAAGATGGTCTGGAGATAGCTGCGTGTCTCACGCATCCACTTCTCCACCCTGTCGGCCTCGCCCTTGAGTATGACGAAGCTGTCGGGGAACGCCTTGTAGATCAGCGCCCGCTTTGTGTCGTCGCTGGCGTCGGCAAGCAGGAGTTGGAGAGCGGGGACACGCGCGTCGGTGTCTGCCATGGTGTTACCTCTCTGGGTTATCCGAAGATGAGCGCGTGGATGGCGACGACCTGCTCGGGCGGCACGTTCCAGTCGAGCTCAGCGTTCTCGGCCACCTGCTTGCGCCAGCGCAGCATCCCGCCAGCGGCATAGTCCCGGTAGCCCCCGTTGCGTGCTTTGCGGAGGGCGGAGCCGCGCACCGCATGGTGCATCTCGTGCATCCACTCGGGGATCGGATGCGCCTTGAACAGGGCGACCAGCGCGTCTGCGAAGGCGTTGTCCCTCTGCATGTCGAGGGTCGATGTGTCATCTGTCATGGTGTGATGCGAGGCTGGGTTATTGGCCCAGCCCCGTTACCTTGGAGGGTTACTTGCGGATCGGGATCTCGACGACGTCGCCGAAGGGCGGCGTGACGCGGCCGTAGATGTCGCCCCAGATGACGGGATAGACGGGCGACTGGTCGGGAAACGAGCCGAGCATGTCGGTCAGATACACGAGCGCATCGGGCCGGATGTCGTTGTCGTCGACGTAGTCGAACACGGGGCGGAAGTCGGTGCCGCCACCACCGGCGGGCTTGAGCGCGGAAATGTCGGCGCTGTCCTCGACCTCGTCCACCTTGTGCACCTTTGCGTCACACCAGATGACGTGGATGAGCTCGGGCCGGACGTCGTCAAGGATGCCCTTCATCTCGCCGAAGAACTGATCCAGCTCGCGCTGGCCGATGGAGCCGGACGTGTCGATGGCGACCACGATGGGGCCACAACCATTGCCGGAGCGGCGGGGTGCGTAGATGTCGCGCAGGATGAGTGCGCGGTCGGGCTTGCGCCAGTCGTAGCCACCGCCACCGATCTTGCGGGCGAACAGCGAGCGGATGTGATCCTGCCACTCGACCGTGGGCTCGACGATCTCCTTGAGCAGGCGCTCGAGACCAGCCGACAGCTTGCCCTGCGCCTTGGCGCTGGCGAGAGCAGCAGCGACAGCGGTGTCCCACTCCGTCTGCGAGCGACCCTGAGCAGCCTGACCAGGATCTTGACCCTGACCCGTGCCGGGATCGAGGATGACGTCGAAGCCGCCACCCTGACCGTTACCTTGCGAGGTACCGTCACCCTTGCCGCCGCCGTTCTCCTCGTTCTTCTTCCAGACCTTGCGGTAGGCGTCCATGAAGTTGTCGTCGCGCGTCGCCGTCTTGGGGTCGTGCACGCCACAGGTGGGGAACTTGCCGATCTTGTCGTGGATCAGCGTGTCGTTGATGACCAGGTCCATGGCCACGTTCATGAGCTGCGCGTCGTAGGGGATCGACGTGCCGTCGGCGTACTTGACCTGCCCCGACCGGCGCATGGGGTAGCCCAGCACACAGTGGTTGAGCACGCAGTGCAGGATCTCGTGCGCCACGATGAACACGCGCTCGTCGAGGGAGAACTCGAAGAACTTGGCCGGGTTGAGGATGAGGTTGGAACCATCGGTGGCGGCGATGGGCACGGCGTCGGTGAACAGGGCGGACAGCTCGCCCTTGGTGGGGTTGAGCATGGAGAACAGGATGTGCGTGAAGGCAGGCGCCTTCCACAGCAGGGCGCTGCGCGTCTCGATCCACTTGCGGCGCTGCGCGTCGGTGAGGGTGGCGACAGCGAGGCCGGACTTGGC